AGGTCACGAAACGACTGGCACCCGGCGCAGAACGCCGTGCCCTCGGGAGCCGCCGCCTGGATGGCCTTCGTCCGCTTAACGCGGAGATCGGGCGGGACCATCGCCAGGCGGCGGCGTGCCGCATCGACCTGATCGCCGATCGGCAGGTGTCGCAGGAAGCACGTCGCGCAGCGGTGGCGACCCGGCATCTTCGGGCGTCGCTCGCACTCCTTGCACTTCTGCGCGGCCATCGATCAGCGAACCTTGCCCGGCCCGTCGAGCTCGGCGATATAGCGGGGCAGATCGCGCTGCTGGCGCATCGTCGTCTCCATCGCCACCTTCGTGGCATCCAGTGAGCCGTCTTCGCGGCGCATCGGTGAGCCGTCTTCGCGGCGCATCGGCTCGAATAGTTCCCGGATCGCGCGAGCCTCGCGCATCTTCTCGGCATTGTGCGGGTCGGGGGTCTTCGTCGATCGACGAGGTGCCGAGCCGAACAGCTTCGCCCAGAGACGCCGGCGCGCCGCGCGCCGAGCCTCACGCGCCAGGTAGCGCAGTTCGGCGCCGCTCATCTGGAGGATGGGCATCGACTCCTCGCCGTGCGGGTAGTGGCGGCAGACGGTCACGTCTCCGAAGGCGTCGATGCGCAGCACGCGGTGGGGCAGGGCGGTGCGGTCGCTCACAGAGTCCGCCCAGCCGTGTCCCACCATGTACCGGGTTTCGTGCGTCATGACGAACGATCCTCCACCCAGGTGGCCTCGGCGCGCCATGAAGCGCCGTCCATCTGGTTGTCGGAACAGGTGACGACCACCTCGGCGTTCGACGGGAGGACGCTCAGCGTCTCGACGAGCAGGCCCGCGGTGGGCGTGCCCTGGAACGGGCCGAGCTGGGTCTTTAGGGTGATTTCCATTGCTACTCCTCAGATAGAGGCGCGGCACCGACGACAGGGGGGGGGTGTCGCCGATGCCGCGCCAGTCGATGGCCGAAGTCTACTTCTTGGCCTTCTTCTTCCCCTTGCCGCTGTCGCCCTTCTTCGGAGCGTTCAGCGGGTCGTTGATGAATGTCACGTACTCGCGAGCGATCTTGGCGTCCGCCTCGGTGGCGTCCTCCAGAATCCACGGGTAGTTGCCGCGATCCTTCTTGTCACCCTTGGCGAGACGGCCCAGCACGCGCTTGCCCGTGCCGATGTAGCCCTTCAGCGACCCCTTCAGGAAGCCCTGGAACACCCAGGCACCCTCGTGAAGCTCGCTCTTGCCCGGCTTCTTCTCGTTCAGGTGGACGATGTCGGCGACCACGATCTCCTTCTTCTCGCCGGGGTGGAACGTGTCGTCGATCTCGTCGAGACGCAGCGGCGTGATGAGGAACAGGTCGCCGAGGTGGTCGTCGTCGGTGAACTTCCACCCGTCGCTCGTGGGAGCGGGCGCGTCGCTGGGACGGGCGAACTCGTCGCCGCCCTTCGACTTGCTCTTCTTCTCGACGGTCTCGGCGGGCTTCGACTTGCCCTTCTTCTCGACCTTCTCGTCGGCCTTCTTCTTGCCCTTGTCCTGCTTGGCCATGATCGGCCCTTTCTCTTCTGGTGATCCCCGCCGCGGACGCCGCGGGGTTTCGGATGCTGATCCGAAGGATGAGGATCGCCGCCGCCACCTGGAGGGGTCAGCATCCGCACGGCGGCGATCCGGTCTATTGGGGTTGTCAGTGGAGCATGCGACGCTCACTGGCGGCCTTCGCCTTCGCGAGTTCGGTCATCGCACCCAGGTAGGAGATCAGCATGATGCTGGCCAAGCCCACCGAGACGGCGACGGTCCAGCAGAGGACGATGAGCGCGAGTTCCATCAGAGCACCGCCTCGATCACCAGGCCGAGTTCGATCGACTCGTGCGGCTGAATGTGGCCGCCGCGACGGGTGAACCACGCGTCGATCTCTTCGGCGATCTTCTCGGCGCGCTCCCTGCGATCGTCGGCGAAGTCGCTGAGCGGCGTCGTCGTGAACTGCACCTGGTAGCCGTCGCGGGAGAGACTGGCCGCCACGGACGAGAATTCGTCGATGACCATATCCGAGGCGGTCATCACGCTGAGCGTGACCATCCGGGGCGGAAGCGCCTCCACCAGTTCCTCGACCTGCTCGTCGTCGTTCATGCTGCACTCTCCTCTGCGTTGTCAGTGTCGATGGTCAGGAGGTCGACGCGACCGTCGATCGCCCGCTTGCCGAGGTTGCGGAAGGCCCGCACCTCTCCGGCCAGCTTGTTGCCCACGCCACCGATCGCGAGATCGACGACGTGCACGGATGCCCTGCCCGACCCTGCGGGCAGGTGGAGCACCAGACCTGTCGTGCGGTTGGCGCCGTGGCTGCCGCGCTCGCCCGTGTTCAGGTCGTAGGTGTTGCTCTCGGCGTACAGACGAATCTGCTGGGCGATCTTGCCCTGCCCGTAATCGATCCGGCCCGTCTTGATGTCGAGCACGTAGCGACGGGCGCGAGCGTCGGCGGGGCGGGTGACCTCGCCCGTCTTCGGGTCGCGCAGTTCCGGCAGCTTGCCGAGCACGATCCGGTCGAGGCGGCCCGCGACCTTCAGGTCATCATTGACGACTGTCTGCTCGCTGGCGACGATCTTCAGGCCGAGCGCCTTCACTGCGCGAGCATATGCCTCGACGTCGGCGAAATCCGCCGGCGTGATCTCTCCGGCGTCCAGCTTGTCCTGCACGGCGTCCATGCCTTCGGAGTCGTGCAGGTCGCAGAGCGCGTGGATATCGGTTCCCTTGGTCGCCGCCTCGCGACCGCCGCCGTACTCGAAGACCTCATCGGCCAGCTTGTTCAGCGACTTCTTGAACTCAGACATCGCGCCGTTGACGTAGGTCGCCAGTTCGCCGAGCTGAAGCTTGCCCTTGCGGTCGAGTTTGCGCGCCCTGGCGATCGTGACGTCGCGAGTGTGAATCAGGTCGTTGACCTTGGCGACGACCGAGTGCGGGAGCGCGTCGCGATCCTTCAGCGCGTCGGTCTCAGCAGCGGCGACGCCTTCCATCAGGATGCGCATCTTCCACTCGGTGAGAGCCTTCGTGTCCTCCAGGCAGGCGATGTAGGTCGTCACGCGGGTGTAGCCGCGCTCCTTGCCCGTCTCGGGGTCGATGATCTTGTACTGGTTCAGCCCGTTGGTCTCGAAGTCGTCGCGAGGTGCCTCGCTCGGCCTCGCGAACTCCTCGGCCTCCACCTCGGCGCGCACGGCGTCGCTCTGCATATCGTCGTCAGAGCCGCCGCCCGCGACGATGGTCGCATCGGCTTCGCGCTCGGCGGCCACCTCGGCCACCTGCTTCTTGGCCTTCTTCGTCGCCTTCACGGTGACCTTCTCGACGCCCTCGGGGATCGTGACCTCGCCGTCAATGACGGCATGCAGGGTGACGCCCTTGGTCGGGTCGGCCTTCGCCTGCATCTCAGCCAGGCGTTCGGGCGATCCCGGTTCCTCGGGGAGGATGCTCGACTCGCCAACGGCGACGCGCTCCTGGCGACGTGCGCTCTTCTCGGCCAGGCGCTTCTTGATCGCCTCGTCGATCTCGGCGGTGGTCTTCTCGCGCTCGGCGGCGCGCTCAGCGATCACCTCGGGGCGAGTCTTGCCCGTCTCGGGGGAGACCTTCTCGGCGCGCTTCTTCTCGGCGGAAGACTCGACGACCCCAGACTCGGTGGTGACCGCCGACTCGGTAGGGCGGTCGGCACCCTTCGACTTGCCCTTCTTGGTCGCCTTGGCCATCTCGGCGCGCTTCGCGTCGGCCTTGGCCTGCGCCTTCTTCTCGGCCTTCGCGGCGGCCTTCTTCGCCGCCTGGCGCTCGGCCTTCTCGGCCAGTTTGCGCAGTTCCTTCGCGCTCAGCTTGGGAGCCTTGTCCTTCTTCTTGCCCATGATCAGTGCTGACCCTTCTCGGTGGTTGCGGGGTAGTGGATGTCGACGACGGCCTGGAGGCGCTGGCTGTTGCGCGCGCGCCCCTCGGGAGAGTTGGAGTTCGCGCAGAACGAGTCCCACGCTGACACGTCGGAGGGGAGCGAGAGCCGCCCCGCGTCGATGTCGGCGGGGAGGCCGTCGTCCGCGACGCGGGCGGCCTCAGTGACGCTCTCGCGGGCGGCGGTCACCTGACGCAGGGTCGTGTGGTCGCCGTCGTTCTCGGCGTGGCGCGCCAGCAGGTCCAGGCCCATCTCGATGGCCTCCAGGGTGGGGGAGGTGGCCGCGATGAGGTACTCGGGTGCGGTGCTCATGCGCGGACCTTGATCGGCTGGATGAGGCCGTCCACGGGCGTGCCGTGGATGTCGAAGGCGACGGGCAACATCGTGTGCGCGTCGGGGCGCGTCTCGCTTGGGATGAGACGCACGGGGGTCTCCGCGCCGAACTGCTTCGCCACCTTGCCCAGGCGCTCCAGGAGCGGGGCGGAGAGGTGCGGCATGGGCGCGTTGTCGACGCGCACGTCGGGGAAGAGGCGCTCCACGGGCGGGAAGTTGCCCGTGAGCGCGTCGAAGACCTGAGAGCGCTCGGGCTTGTTGCCGATGACGATGGAGACGGTCAGGTCGATGCCCTCCTGCTCGACCGTGAGCGTGTACGGGTCGTCGGCGTGGTCCGAGCGCTCGATGAACCTCGCCTGACGCGCGCCGAGGTTGCGGAGGGCGGCGCGCTTCGTCGCCACGATCCAGGCGATGGCCTCGGCGGGGATGACGATCTCCGCAGGCGGGCCGTCGTACGTCTTGATCAGGTCGGAGCGGTAGCGCGCGACCGTCTTACGATCGGAGGCGTACAGCGCGCCCGCGCTGACGCGGATTCCGCGCAGGATGGTGCTCGCCTCTTTCGCGTCGGCGGTGAACGGCGCCAGTGCAGCGAACGCCTCCGTGGCGAGCGCCAGAGGCATGATGTAGGCGGTCATGAGGTGACTCCTTCAGGTGTGCCGCGAGTGCGGCTGGCGGATGCTGACAGGATGAGCCTAGCGTCACCTATCAGGTGGTGTCAAGCACGATGCCAGGGTGGCTGGACATTCGTCGGCTCGCCCGTGCAGAGCGGTCGCTCGCCGTGCTCGACCTCCATCGCGACGAACTCATACAGGCCGCCGACGGCATGCAACGACGCGACGTGCTCGTCGAGCTCGGCGTGCGTGAACGTCCGGCCGGCGCGACCCCGCTCATCACTCATCGAGCACGGGAGGCGTGGGAGGCTCTTCCGCCCGGCGCATCGCCTCGATATGCCCCGGCGAGTCGTAAGCGAGCACGCCGTCCGCATCCTCCACCCAGCCGTTCACCAGCAGCGCCGCACCCTTCACGGCCTCGTCGAGAACATCATCGCCGCCGACCAGCTCGCCCTTGGCGTCGAAAATCTTGTACCCCATGATGACTATCCCTTCTTCTTGCCCGTGGTCGGGCGCTTCTCAGTGTGCCAGTGGTTGACGTGCAGTGGCATGCCTTCCAGCGCCAGTGCGTGTTCACCCTCGTGGCCGCGCAGCATCACGGCCTCGTCGCCGTGCGCGACCTCGGGGATGCCACCGTGGAACAGGAGCAGGTGACTCGCGATCGTCGTCACGTCGGGCGGCGGAACGTACCATCCCGCCTCGGGGTCGGTCGCCTCGCCCACGAGACGCGCGCCGAGAATCTCGTCGAGCTTGCGCTCGATGCGATCCTGCTGCGTCTCCCACGGGTCGCCCGTGGCCGGAGCGGGCGGCGCCGTCGGCTTGCTCTTCGCCTTCTTCTGCTTGGCGACGGGCGCGGCGGTAGCCATCTTCACCTTGTCGGCCAGCTTCACCTTCGACTCGGCGACGCGGGAGCCGTTGCGGATGGTGACCTTCGCGCCCTTGCCCTTCGTCTTGATCTTCTCGATGGTCCACGCGATGCCGCCCGCCTCGACGACATCACCGCGCCGGACCTTCGACCACTTGACCTTGCTCACGATGCGGCCTCCAGCTTCCGAAGTTCGGCGCGCAGGTGGCGCTCTCCCCGAGCAAAGGCGGTCGCCTGCGAGGGATACCCAGTTCCGGGATACCCTTCGCGCCCGCAGGAGCACGACCAGCCGAAGCCGCCGCTCGTGTCGAAGGTGGAGAGGCGATGCGTCAGGCGAAGCTTCGCGAGCGCCTCATGTCGGTTCACGAGAGCACCTCGCGAAGGATCGCCTCAGCGAGTCGAGGCGGAACAGCGTTCCCAACTTGCAAGAACTTGTTGGTCTTCGTGATCGGCTTCGTGCGGCCCGTCTTCGGGTCGACGAACTCGGCATCCCAGATGAAGTCGGCGGGGTAGCTCTGAAGCGCTGCCGCCTCCTCGACGCTGACGCGCGTCGCGCGCTCCATTTGCTTCTCGTGCGGCTCGCGCCAGCCACGTTCAGGGATGCGCGGATCACCCGCGACCGTCGGCGACGGCAGGTCGGGATCGATCGTCGTCTCGCGCGGGCCGTCGCCCACCATCTCCTCGATGACGGCGCGCCCATGGCGTCCGAACACCTCGGCGCCGCCCGTCGCCGCTCCCCCGCCCGTTACCGTCGGGCCGCCTGCCGAGTAGTTGCTGCGCATCGCGATGCCGAAGCCGGGCTGGGAGTTGCCTCCGTCGCCGCCGAGGACGGTAAAGGCGGGATCGAGCACGTCGCGGCCCGAGCGGTCACCATGGCGCTCGATCATGCCTTTGCCCATCCCAGTGCGCACCTGCTCCACCTCGCCGCGCTCGATCCACTCGCCGTGATTCTTCTCACGGTTGATGGCGGCTTTCGCGCCGGATCCGCCGACGCCCTCGGCGCGGCCTACGGCGTTGCCTGCCGTGATGAACGGACGCTCGGTCATGCCCCAGCCGAGCGCCTCGGCCATCGACACCCAGGGCGGAACGCCGTCATCGAGCCGCTGCGGATCGCGTGAGTAGTAGCGGGAGTGCGTGGGCGTCGGAGCCTTCGCCTCCTTGCCGTCGGCGCGCGCGATGAGGATCGCCCGCTTGCGCGTCTGCGGGACGCCGTACATCTCGGCCTGAAGGTTGCCCGTCCAGACCGAGTACCCCCAGCGCCGCATCTCCTCGGCGCATCGCTCCCAGACTGGGAGGACGGGCGGCACCTGCTCGAAGACGACGTAGGTCGGCGTGTCCCTGGCGACGTGCGCCAGAGGGGTGAGCACGAGGGCGATACGGTCGTCGCCGTGGCCCGCGGCGAACTCGCGCAGGCGGTCGGCATCCAGGTAGGCGCGCGTCTCGATCGCCTCCAGCACGTCGTCGAGCGCCTTCCTGCCCGCACCCTTGCCCGCCATCGAGAACGACTGGCACGGCGGCGACGCGATGAGCAGATCGTAGACCTCGGCGAACGTCCAGCCCTCGGCGAGCAGGCGAGCCGCCTCGGTCGCCTGATGCTCCTCACGCTCGGCGAGCAGGGCGTCGACTTTCGCCGCATCCTCTGCGAGGCCATCCCACACGTCGGAGTAGATCGTCCGCATGCCATTCGCCGCGCGGATGGCGCGAGCCTCGGGCATGATCTCTACGCCGTACTCCTCGACGCCGAGGCGCTGGCAGGCGACGCCCCAGCCCGTGCCCGCGAACAGGTCCAGTGCGACGATGCGCGGGGTCATTCGGTCTCCTCACCGAGCGAGCGGATGCGAGCGGCATGCGCGACGAGCGCCTGGCCGATGGCCTCCGCCTCCTCGGCAGTCATGCTGATATACAGGCTCACGTCCTGGGGTCTCCTGTTCATGATGGCGTCATCCCGATCCGAGACCCCGAGGCCAATGCGGCTCGTGCCCGAGTTGACGCCGAGAGTGTAGACGCGGCCCCCGAGGCCGTAACCGCCCGCGACGGTCATCGTGACGGGCGCAGGCGTCTCGATGGCGGCCATGATCACACCTCGCCCAGGTAGGCGATGGCACCGTGACCGAGGAAGGCCGTCGGAGTGTGATAGTCGGTCTCGACCACGCGACCGTTGCACCAGAGCGACGTCTCGTTCAGGACGTCGACCGACTCGACGCGGAAGGTGTTGATGACGGGAATCTCATAGATGGCCCCGTCGCGAACCTGGGCGGCGGCGATGCGGACCTTCACGAGGTCGCCGATCTTCACGTCGGTGCTCGGGTCGATGGTGCCGATCTCGATCTGCTCGGTGCTGTTCATGGTGGTGCTCCTTCTGGAGTGGCGGATGCTGACGTGACCGACTATACCCCACCTATTAGGTGACGTGCAACTCCTCGTTTCGGATGGTCTACGTCGTCGCCTATCAGGTAAGGTGGTGGGCATGACCGACCAGCCGAAGCGCAAGCCCGCCGGCGCTGCCGTGCCTGGCGCCGTCGACCGCCCCGTGAACTACCCCAAGACTCTCACGCTGATGGTGAGCCAGGGAACGTTCGACGCGATCGCCGAGGAGAAGTTGCGCACGGGTCGCTCGAAGGGTGAAATCGCTCGCGAGTGGCTGGAGTCCGGTCGCCCGAGCCAGGACGCATGACGCTTCTGCTCGTGCTCATCGCGTGCTTCGTCGTCGGTTTCGCCTGGGGCTACGTCCGCAACCTGCGCTAGATGCGTCGCCAGTTGTAGCTGATCGCGCCGATTTCGCGGTGCAGGATGCAGAGGACCGCCGAGCCGCCCACCCAGGCGGCGAGCTGGGACTGGTGCGAGTCGCAGGTGTAGATCGTGTCCCCGCACGAGAGCATCAGGAGCCAGCCCGCGGGGTCACCGCACTGATCGCCCGTCTGAAGCTTGTACTCGCACGACGGCGGCGTGAGGGCGGCCAGTAGTTGGTCGACCGCATCCGTGCTCGGCTTCTCCATCACGTCCACCTCTCGCCGCGTGCGCGCTGGAGACGCTCGCCGTCGGCCCGCTTCCACGCCTCCAGGGTATCGGCCAGGTCTTGGCGCTGGGCGCGAAGCACGCTCTTGCGCACCGCCTCGTAACCCCGGCCCAGCGCCAGCAGCGCGTCGTTGACATCGAAGCCGATCGCGAGAAGCCCGTCGAGCTCTTCGACCACCGTCTCGCGCGAGATGCGCGTCTGCATGGTCATGACTCGCGCCAGTAATCGGTATTGCCGAGCGGGTGCATTCCACGGGCCGCCCACTCCCGCATCTCGCGCTCACCCGCGACTAGATCGTCGCGCTCGTTGTCGATGTCGGGGAAGGCGGGCACACGCTGCCAGATCGCGAGCGCCGCCCAGGCCGCGCCGACGCCGGCGAGAAAGCCGAGTGCGAACTTCATCGGTCCTCGCATCCGCAGGTCGGCGTGTGCAGATCGCCGTGCTTGCCGTCCGGCCCGAGCGGTCGCTGTCGATCGATCTCGGCGATGATCCGGCCGATGCGGGCAACGCCTTCGATGGGGACGGCGTTCATCGAGAGCATGGCCGACTGCGCCACGCAAAGCGTCTCGCGGAGCATCTTCAGGGTGTCGCGAGGGTCGCGCAGGTAGAGCGCGCCGAACGGGTGCAGCGGCGCCCAGCCGAGCATCCCGAGAGCGGCGACGCGGCGCTCGGCCTCACGCAGGTACGCATCGCGCCCCGCGGGATCGAGTGCATCCCACTCCGGCGTGCCGCTCTCGCGATGGTCGATGCGGTTCTCGAAGAGCGCCAGTTGCTCGACAGCCCTCTGAAACTCGCTCCGAATCTCGGTCATGACCCGCTCCTCTCGGCGGCGCTAGGGTGGCGGCTGGCGGACTGCTCGATGAGGCGCGCCTCATAGAAGCCACCGATTGCGCCGACGATCGTCATCAGCGCCACGAAGGCGAGCACGAGAGCGAGGCCGCCGTAGCCGAGCGCCCAGAAGGGCATGACGGGCGCAAGCAGTACGGCGGCGCACCCGAGCATGAAGAGGGCGGAGAGGCGCGCCTCGCGGGCGCGGCGGATGGTGGAGCGCATCAGTCGTCACCCTTCAGTTCGATGGCCAGCGCGGCATCCGTCGGCGCGTCCTGGTCGTACAGGGTGGCGCGCGGCGGCGTGGGCATGACGTAGTGGGGAGGAACAGGCGCGAGCGCCTTCCGGTAGGGGTTGCGCAGTTCGCTGATGATGGCGCGAGCGTCGGGAGCACGTCGAGCGACGGCCCTCGCGGTGTCGGTCATGCCTCGATCCCATGCCGCCGCGCGCTCCTTCTGGAGGTCGGTCGATGCGGAGTAGAAGCCGATCGTTGCGCCGACCATGATCGCGATCGCCGCGACGATGATCAGGCAGGCCAGGAGCGCCCAGCCTTCGAGCATGAAGCCGTTCACAGGGCGACCTCGCACATCTCGTCGTAGGCGATCCCGAGGCGGTCGCACACTTCATCGGAGATCGACCACCAGACCAGCGGCGTGATGTCGGGCATCGCCTGCCAGTTCTCGACGAGGCGCTGGTTCTCCATCGCCCCCTGAATCGCGAGGTCGATCTCGGTCAAGGTGAACGGCTCGCCCGTCTCAGGGTTGACGACCGCGCGCTCGCGCAGGCAGTCGTAGGTCTTCTCGGTCTCGTCGCGCCAGAACAGGTACGCGATGGCTTCCTGTTCACAGGTGGCGGGGGTCTTGCTGGCCATGAGGTTGCTCCTTCTGGAGTGGCGGATGCTGACGTGACCGACTATACCCCACCTATTAGGTGACGTGCAACACCTGGATACGAGAAGAGGTCGCCCCCGACTATTGCACGTCGAGAGCGACCTCTATGGAGCCGCATCCGCCAAGAAGGGTTCCGCTGATCAGTATGACAGGGAGACCCCGACAACCTAGACGTCATGCACCGAGCGCACGATGTCGAGGCGATGGCGGGCGCGCGTCACCGCGGTATAGAGCCACTGGCGGCCCTGCTCCTCGGCGGCCAGCCTGCCGTCGCGGCGAGCGGTCATCGAGATGAGGTCGCTCGACTCGTCGATCAGCAGCACGCTGCCCCACTCCGACCCCTGCGACTTGTGCACGGTGATGCCGAATCCCCATGCCCACGCCGGGTCGCTCGATCCCCAGGAGCGATCCAGGTACGCCTGCTCGGCTTTGTGCCCGGCCAGCGTGGCGATCGGCGACGACACCTCGTGCTCGGCCCCGTCGTCATCCGCGACGACCAGCCGGAGCCACTCCTCGCTGACGGCATCCGCGCCGAGCACGGTCACCTGCTCGCCGTTCATCCACTGGCGAACCTCAGGGTCGGGCGACTTCGTGTTCTTGATGCAGATCAGCCGGTCGCCGGGCGCGGGCATCATCGGGTCGCGGCGGCCGAGACGGCGACGCACCTCGGCGTTCACCCGCTCGCGGGTCGCGTTGCGCCAGCAGAGCACCTGGTCGTACTCCTCCAGCGAGAGAAGGCGCTTCGGCTTCGTCAGCGGCGCCGACGGGAACGACGACTTCCTGATCTCGGTCGCGAGCGCCAGCACGGGCGAGCCGCCCGCCTGGCGGTGCACCTTCGTCAGCAGGTGGTGCGGATGCCCCATCGCCTGAAGCGAGCGCTGCGCCTTCACGGGCGGTAGCTGCGCAGGGTCGCCGACGAACACGAGACGCGAGCCGGTGCGCAGGAGGTCGGCGGCCACCTGCTCCGAGACCATCGACGCCTCATCGATCAGCAGCACCTGCACCGCGGGCCAGCCCGACTCCTCGTAGTGAGCGATCGCGCCGGCGGCATTGAACGCGAGTTCGTACCGCTTCGATGTGCGCAGAGCCTCGGCCCGCTCGGCGAACTTCTTCGGCAGCTTCTTGGCGAGCTCGGCCCAGTCGTCGTCGGTCGGCGTCTCCGGCGTCGCGATGTCGATCGCCACGAGCGCCGACAGCGCGCGCGGCTCGCGGTGCTCCACCTCCTCGAAGAAAGGTTCCCACTGCTCGCGCCACTTGGAGCGCTCCCGCTTTGACGGCGTGTAGAGGTAGGAGTGGATCGTCGCGGCGCCGTGCAGACCTTTCGCGCGCAGGACGCGCGCCGCCTTCCCGGTCGGGGCGAGCACCTGCACGCTGACGCCCTGACGCTCCATCGCGCGGATCGCCTCGGTGGCGACCACGCTGGTTTTCCCCGTGCCCGCGTAGCCGTGCAGGCGGGTGACGGCCCGGTCGGTCGAGGCGATGTCGACGATCGCGTCGAGCTGCGCCTCGGTTGGCCGGATCATTCGCTGTCTTCCTCTGGTTCGACGGGGACGCCGAACAGCGCCTTCTGGGCGCGGGCCTCCAGTTCCTGGGTGCGCGAGATGACGGCATCTGGTACGCCGTCGAGAGCGGGGTCGATCGCCGCGAGAGCACGGGAGGCGATGCTCGCCTGCTCCAGCGCGCGCTCCAGCTTCGTCACGACGCTACGATGATCGGCGAGCGCCTGCGACAGCACGACATTGGCGTCATGCGCCACGTTGTGGATCGCGTTCCGTGCGTTCATGGTGTCCATCACTGGGCCTCCCTGTAGTCGGCGAGCGCGGCGCCGTAGCCCTCGCCGAGCGCGGCGAAGGCATCCATGAACTCCTCAGCGGCACGCACGGCCCAGGCGGCGGTCGTACCTATCGCCGAGCCGAGCGATCGCATGCCCGCGCGGAACTCCTCACGCCGCCGCTCGGCCTCCTCACGCTGGAGCGTGTCGGCGGGATACCCCAGCCGCTCCAGTGCCTCGCCGACAAGCTGATCGATGAGCGCCTGCACGCGGCGGTCAGCCTCGCGGAACTCCTTGCCGACGTCCATCACTGGGCCTCCTTGCAGTCGGCGGGCGATGTGCACGCCGCGAGTGGAACGTAGCCCCTGCCGCCGTCGGCCTCGGTCCAGTTGCCGACGTAGAACAGCGCGCATGGCCAGACGTGGCCGAAGGTGCCGGTGACGCGAGCCTCTTCGGGCGTGGGCAGTCTGGGGGCGGTGATGTGTGCGTACCCCTGATGCGGGGCGGGCGTCGGTCGCGGCGGGCGGTCCAGCGACTCGGTGATGGCGCAGAGCGCTGAGGCGACCGACATGTGCGCCCAGAACTCGGCGCGAGCCATGTCGCCGTCATTGTACGCGGTCGTGGCGTTGCGCTGGGCGTTCCGCGAGCGCACGAGGTGGCCAGGCTCAGGCATCGTCTTCTCCCTGGTCTGCGTTCACGGCGGCGGCCAGGTTGGCGATGCGCTCCCGGTAGCGCACCTCGTTGCGGGCGCGGCATTCGGCATGGACGCGCGCGAGGGTGCCGTAGCGGGTCGACCCGTCGACCTCGATCACCTGGGGCTTGCCTTCGCTGTCGCGTGAGCGCGGATCGACCAGGGCGGGGAAACTGCTCCCGCCGACGTCGAACGGCACCCAGCGCAGGCGACGCAGGCGCTTCGCCTCCTCCAGCATCTGGAGCGCCCAGGCGCGGAGTTCCCGCTCGTTGCAGGCGACGGTCGTCGAGGTGCGATGATTCAGGGGGATGCGAATCTCGATCCCTGGGGAGACACGTGTGTCACTAGGGGCGAACGTGATCGGGCGCACCTGGGTGCGCATCTTCTCGCGGATTTCTTCGAGCAGGTCATCGTCACTGCTGCTGGCGGATGCATTCATAATCCCTAATCATAGGTGATAGACTCGTGCCCTGCAAGATCGTACCCCGAGAGGAATCCCCCCATGTCGCTGCTCTCCAAGCTCCAGGCCGCCAACGTGAAGCTGGCGCGAACCGTGAAGGCGCGCGATGAGCAGGCCGAGGCCGAGGCCCGACGCGATCAGGCGTATGCGAAGCTGGCCTATGCGATCGACCAGGCGCTCGACGGCGTGACCCTCACGAGCGACCAGCGCGCCGATCTCATCCGCATGATCAACGGCCAGCCGCTCTGAGTCACATCGGCTGGACGATCTCATCCATGCCAGGCCAGAGGCGCTTCGCCTTCTGCGTGGGGGTCATCCCCGTCTTCAGCACGAGGCCGCGGTAGCGGAACGCGCCGCGCACGGTGTCGTCACCATCGACGCCCGCAGGGCGATGCTTCGCGAAGCCGAGCGCGGACATCTGGCGGTTGAACGCCGAGCGGTCGTCCTGCGTTCCGTGGCCCGCGGCGCACCATGCGATGTAGGCATCCCACACTTCGCCGATCGTCGAGCCGGGCTGATCGGGGTCGCGGATGCAGAGGTCGTCGACGAAGGCCGTGAGCGGAGCCGAGTTGGCGCGGAACTCTGCGCGGTCGATCGCGTCGGACTCGGGCACGGTGAAGCGGTCGCGGGCGTTCAGGCGGCGGTAGCCTTCCAGCGCCCAGAGCGCGATCCCGCCGAGCTCAGGGAGAAGGCGCGAGAGGAGATCGTGATCCTCCTTCCCGAGGAACGAGCGCGTCATCCGCAGCATGAGAAAGCGCGTCGAGATGGCGTCGGCGTCGTCGTAGAGACGCGGCATCTCGTTGGAGCCGACCATCACCCGAGCCGACGGCCGGATGGCTGTCAGGTCTTTGAACTTGCGGTTGATGTTGATCGCGTCGCCACCGATGATCTCCAGTAGCGACTGCGCCGCCTGGGCCGCCTCGCGGCCGGAGCCGCGCAGGTCGCCGAGCACAACGAGCGCTGCGGACTCCAGACCCTGGAGGCCGAAGTCTTTCGAGAAGCTCGACATCGTGACAGGCAGCATCCCGCGGCCCTCGCCGCCGACCAGTGCGCCCGCCACGGTCATGATCGTTCCCTTGCCCGAGCGTGGCGGCCCGATCAGCAGCATCCCCTTGTGCCGTCGCACGTCGCCGCTGATCACGTACCCGAACCACTCCTGAAGCAGGCGCTTCGATTTCTTGTCGCCCGGCCAGAGGGTGTCGAGGAAGCGGAGCCACTCGACAGGCTCGCTCGCGCCGGAGATGTCGGCGTCGAGGTGGTTCAGCGAGAAGAAGTGGCGGGAGCGCGGGAACGTGTCGCCCGTGCGCGGATCGAGCAGGCCGTCGCGCGCCGGCACGAGGTGCGCAGGCATCCCGTCGCCCTTGCCGCCCAGCCAGAGCGGGAGCGGCTGTGCGGCAATCGTCGCGGCGGCCTCCAGCATGCGCACCACGGCGGCAACCTTCCCCGGCGTCGGCGACCACTCGATCTGCTTCATGCCCTTGGCCGTGCGCTGGTCGAAGGTCGCATCGCGCAGGCTCGCGGCCACGCGGTTGAACACCGCGGCTTCGCTCGTCGGTTGCCAGTGCGCGTCCTCGTACAGGTGCCAAGTGTCGCGGAAGAAGATCAGCGGCGGCAGCACTTTGCGATCGATGATGTCGTGCGCGACCAGCATCGGTTGCTCCGGCGGGAAGGTGTGCCCGACCGTGCCTCGCGGCGCGTACTCGTCATGCGCGGGCCTGTGCTTCTTCTTGGCCTTCGGCTTCTTCTTCGCGCTCTTCGCCTTCGGCTTCTTCTTCGCGCCCTTGCGCCGGCGCGGTGCGTCGTCGAACGGCGTCAGCGGCGGCGGCACGACGATCTCGTCGGCGACCTTGGCGATGACGCCGGGGACATCGTGCGTCCAGAACTTCTGCCGGTTGCCCGAAGGGTCAGGGTGCCCGTCGAACCACGCCGACTCGAAGGCTTCCAGGCTCGCGCGGCGTCCGCGGCCGGCGCGATGGGCGGCGCCGATGACGCGGAGCAGGTGCTCGCGCAGGGTGGCGTCGCCTTCGCCGTCGCGGGGGATCGCGTCGATGAGCGCCTCCACCTGCGGCGACATCTCGGCGTCGTGCTCGGCATCCATCCACGCCTCGGCCTCGTCGGCGGTGACGCGGGCGGTGGAGAGGCCGGAGTCTTCGGCATCCGCGCGCAGCGCCTCGATCCACGAGGCGGGCAGCGGGGCGATGTGACCCGCGGCGGGGATGCGCAGGCGGTCGCCGTCCTCGTCGTACCAGTGATAGCGCGAGCCGTCGGTGAGCTCGGACGGCCAGACCACGGCGAAGCGGTGGTGATGCTGGATGACGTCGACACCCTTCCCGCCGAAACGAGCCTGGCTGAGGATGACGCCCTGGGGGATGGAGAACCAGCGGATGCGGGTCTCCGACTCGCCACCGTGGCGCGAGGAGTAGAGGGTCGCGGGAAGGTCGCCGTGCACCTGCTCGAAGGCGGCGAGCGTCTCGGGGCCGACGCTGCCCTCGCCGTGGTCGGTGCCATCGACGTCGAGGCCGACGAGCCAGGCGGGTACGCGCAGGCCGACGTTGCCGCGGGGCTTGCGCCGGGCGTCCGCCTTCACGGTGGCGCGCGTCGTCTCGCCGTCGGCACCCGTCCGGCCCTTCGGCGGCGGATTCTTCCGACCCTTCGGCAGGGGGAAGATGCTCCCCTCGAAGATCGATCCCTTGTACTCCTTGGCCGCTTTGCGGAACGTCTCGCGGGTCATCGGTCGGCGTCCGCGCCTGCATCGACGCCCATCTGGTAGACCGCGAGGAGGCCGTCACGCATGGTCGGCTCGCGCATGTAGGTGGCGGCGATCACGATGTCGAGAGCGGTCGTGGCGGCCTGGTCATCGTGGCCCCGCATCTGGGCGACCTGCGCCTGTATCTCGGGGAGATGGCCGACGCCGAGGGCGTGAGCGGTGCGCTCCAGCATGCTGGCGTCGGTCTCGTCGGCTCGTTCCTGTCGCTGTTGCAGTTCGGCGATGGAGCGGTCGACGGCATCGAACATCGCCGTGAAGGCGTCGTCGGGGAGCGGAGACTCGATGGCGTCGTCGGGGAGGGGAGGCATCCCGTCGGGTGAGGTCGGATCGTACATGGGGATTCTCCTCGGTCAGAGCGGACTGGTGCGGCGTGCGGATGACTCGTTGGCCCCGTGAGGGGAATCCGCCCCGCCTCCTGCGCATCGGCCGGATGCGGTCAGGGGAGGCGGGGCGGTGCGAGAGTTGTCCGCTCGTCCGCGCCTACATCGTGGCACGGGTCAGGCGTCGGGCGCAAGCCCGAGGAGGGGATCAGTCGGTGCGCTTCTTCGCCTTCTTCTCGGCCTCGCGCTGGAGCATCTTCAGGCGGCGGCGGAGCGCCTTCACGATGAACTCGGGCGTGCCCGCGGGGCACTGCTTCGGGTGGAGCGTGCGATACACATCGACGAAAGGAATCCCGTCATCGGGGTTCCACGGCTCGATCGGCACGCCCATGAAGATGACGTGCTGCACGCGGTTGATCCAGCGCACATCGAAAGCGCCGGCGGGACGGTAGGCGCGCATCCTCCCTGCGCGGATCGCGTTGCGGTTGAGCTCAGGGAAGCCCGGCGCGTCGTCGGTGTATGGGACGCCGGGATCGGAGACTGCGGCCTTCACGAGCGGGTGGTGGTCGTAGATGTCAGTGACATTTTGCGGAGATGCTTTGATCATGCGACAGATCTTACATGAGTGGACGAGTTGACTGAAGGGGACGGCTTGACGTTGTCAAATGACAGGGTGGTGACATTTTGCCGAAACCGCTGAAACCCTACTCTTTACTAGTAAGTGACATCTTCTTCTAGTGACATCTAGGGTAAGTCTCACTGGAGAAAGGATAGTGTCAAGGCGTTCCTTGACACGCTGAAACTATGCATTCTAGAGCCAACTCCGGTGACACGGGTGTCAGTGTCACACGTCACCTATCAGGTGGTGTAGGGTGGAGCGGTGACCACCTATCAGTTCGCGCATGAGTTCCTCCGGCCCGTGCCCTATCACGCTCTTCTGCCCGAGTCGCTGGCGGCTGTCGAGGCGATGCAGAGCGTCGTCGCATCCAGCCGCATCGATCGGCTGATGGCGTCGATCGTGACCGACCACGGAAACCCCCGCGTCGTGCCGTTCGATGGCGACGTCGTGGCGCCGACGGCCCGCCTGATGCTCGCGAAGGCGGAGCATGCGGGTTTCACCGCCCAGCTGCTGGAGTTGCCCCGCGGATGCGTCGTGGAAGGCTACCGGCGACGGGACGACGGGATGCCCGTCTGCTTCCGCGCTCGCTGGCGCATCCATGTCGCGGGGTCAGGAGCGGTCAGCCGCCCCGCCGACGGGGCTTCATGGCATGAGCCGTGGCGCTACGAGATGGGCCGTGATGATCGCCCTGTCGGGATCAACAAGCAGGATCGCGTGGCGCTCGCAGGAAAGCGCGGTGCGGGGCTTGCAGCGGCGCACATGCGCCTCGTGGCGTCACCCTGGGGGATGCCCATCGATCACACCGAACTGAAACGGCGGATCGCGCAGTACGATACCTGAGAGGCGACGTGACCTCATGACCACCAGATGAGCAGGGAGCACCTCATGAGCAGATCACTGACCGAGAAGCGTCAATGCTCCAGCACCTCCAAGCGCACGGGTCAGCAGTGCGGGCAGTACGTCGCCCCTGGCTTCACGGTCTGCAAGTGGCACGGCGCGAAGGCTCCTCAGGTGCAGAAGACGGCGCGGCAGCGTCTCGCCGAGGAGGTCATGCCCGCGATCGCACGACTGGCGACCGAGCGCGACAACGAGGAGGCGACGCCCTCTGAGCGCATCCGCGCCTCGACCGCGATTCTGGACCGCTCCGGCTACGGCCCCAGCGTGAATGTCCAGCTCGACGATGCGCGGCAGTCGCTGGTGGAGAAGCTTCGCGCGATCCGCTCCGCCGTCCCCGATGCCGCCGGCGAGCTCGAAGTGCTGGATGCCGAGATCGTCGATGACGACGATTGACGTCACCTAATAGCTAGCGTAGAGTCGAAGAGTCTGCATCCGCCGCTCACGAAGGAGCACCCCATGACTGACCGACCGCACCCCGGTGCGCTGAAGGTGCCAGCGAGATATGTCGTGCACCATAACGTGCGCGGCAACGGGCGCTGGGAAGTGCACCCGAAGGATTCTCCCTACTGCGAGTTGAGGCATCCTGGGTGGAATCCCCTCGTCTCTGGTGGCGGCTGCCTGGGTCTCTCGATTCCTCGTGGTCGCTGGTCCGACGCTGTGACGATCGCGCACCGGCGCTCATCCGAGGCGCGTCTCGCGTTCCGTGATCAGCTTCAGGCACGAGGGAGGGATTTCCAGTGACCGACGAGAAGCTGATCGAGGAAGCCGTGAATGCGGTGAGCGTGGCGAAGGAAGCCATCTGGCGCACCTCGCCCGACTTTGATGGGGAGGCGCACCTGGTCGGCATGCTCGACACAATGCTCGCCGTGTTCGAGAAGGCGCACGCCGTCACTGAACGTCACTCGATGTCAGTGACGAACAGTGAGGCGCACACCCCAACCGACGCCGCCGCCGAGCGCGAGGAAATCGCTCGTATCATCGGTGGCCATATCGACGTGCCCGTATCGAGCCGCCTGGCTATCGCGCGATCGATCCAAGGGAACGGATTCGCTCGCCGCCCCACCCCGACCGACGACGAGCGGGAAGCGCTGAGCGAGTTCCTGTTCACGATCTACGAGCACGGCTCTCAGCCGAACGCACTGCGCGAGGCTGAAGCGATCCTGGCGTTCCTCCGCACCCGTCGTTCGGAGGTAGTACCGGAGCCGAGCGCCGCAGGGCAACGCGAAGCGCTCGGCCTCCTGATCCGCGACATCTACCGGAAGCACGGCTACTACGCCGCCGATCAAATCGTCGCCGATGAGATCGCGGCGTCGGACCTCTGGCGCCGCCGCACCGAGGTATCGGAGCCGAGCGCCGGTGTGTTCGATGAACTCGCCAAGGACGTCGAACGATTCCGCGACCCAGAGGAGCCGGAGCCGAGCGCCGAGCGGCGTGACACGCCGCGTCCACGGGACATCATGCGCGCCGCTCTGCGTGCTGCTGCCGAGGTGACGCGATGAGCACCCTCACCGAGAGAGCCGAGGAGATCGAGAAGAGCGCGGCTCGCGGCTCGTACTGGGAGCGACGCCTCCTGGCCCTCGCGCACGGCGACGCCTACTCTGCCGCCCGACTCGACCTGATCATCGATGGCAACCCCTGGTGGTCCGACCTCCGGCGCCGCCCGTTCGCCGGCAACCCCGAGCTGCGTCGCCTCTTCCGGGCGGCGCGCGATGCGCAGAACGAACTGCGTGGCCATCTGCTCAGCATCGTCTGGCAGCAGCAGATCGAGATCGAGGAGCCGGAGCGATGAAGTATTCGCACATCGCGACCGGCCCGCACATGACTGGCCGCGACGCCAGGTTCAGGATCAACACCGCGCCGGGGGTCATGGAGCCGACGCATGGCGTGAATGAGGCTCACGGCTCGTTCCTCCAGCGTGACAAGGTGGTCGAGCTACGCGACGAACTCGTCGCCTGGCTGAAGGAGAACCCCAGCACCGAGGAGCGGGTGCGCCAGATCGTCGGCGGCAACATCGACGAGACGACCATCGCTGCTCTCCTCGCGCTGATCGAGAGGGAGAAGCGGTGACCGCTCATCGCGTGACCAATCGGCTCGGCGCCCGCTTCGCCGTGTCGAGCAACTGGCTGTTCGACGACCACGACTCGATCCCCGCCCCCGGCGACGTCGGCGGCACCTTTCGCGCGACGCTGATCGCGGTCTCCGCTGAGCAGGCGATCTCTGGCGCAGCGGCGATGATGCACTCCGATGTCATCGTGACCGCCGTGGAGATCGCCGGATGACCGCCGACTCGATCCCGCCCAGCATCCGTGCTGAGCTCGACGTGACGCCGGCGTGGTGGGATGAGCAGTTCCGCGCGCTCGTGCGGAAGCAGATACCGCGCGACGCGGCCAGTCACGCCGGGCACGACGTCGACCGCGACGAGTACATGTTGCGATCGTCCAACGGCGAGATGATCTACTACGCCACACGCTCATGGTGCGCCACCTGCGGCGTCGAGATCACCGACGTCACCTGATAGCCTGGGCGGCATGATGGACCCCGCCGACGCTGAGCTCATCGAGCTGATCCGCACGACGCCCGATGAGCTGCTCGACCGCGTGGTCGCGTCGCTGTCGGATGCCGAGGTGGCGCTGCTGGAACAGCACTGGGCGTCGATGGGCCGCGAGCAGAAGGCGATCCCCGCATCGCCCGCGGAGCAGGCGCAGGAACTCTCATCCGAGTACCGCATCGTGCCACATCTCGCCTACCTGTCGGAGCGCCTGGCCGCCGCGGTGAACGACGTCGAGCGCGGCATCGAGCGGAAGCTTCTCGTGTCGATGCCGCCGCGCCACGGGAAGACCGAGATGACGTCGGTCTATCTGCCGGTGTGGCTCCTGCGCCGCAACCCGCAGACGAAGATCGGCATCATCTCGCACTCGCCTACCCTGGCGACGATGTGGGGTCGTCGCGTGCGCCGCATGGTCGAGCGCTACGGCGACAGCATCGGGCTGTCGATCGCGCCGGATGCGGGGGCGGTTGGCGAGTGGGAGACCCCCGAGGGCGGCAGCGTGATGAGCCGCTCCATCGGCCAGGCTCTCGCCGGCGTCGGCTTTAACGTGCTGATCATCGACGACCCTACGCGCGACTTCGCGGCGGCCCACTCGAAGGATCAGCGGCAGAGCGTCTGGTCGTGGTGGACGGCGAACGCGATCACCCGACTGGAGCCGCCCTCCCTCGTGATCGTCATCCAGACGCGCTGGCACGAGGACGATCTGACGGGCCGCCTCCTCTCCACCGAGCACGAGGGCGACCCCACCGAGTGGGAGCAGATCATCATCCCGGCGATCGCCAGTCACGACCCGAAGAAGGGCGAGACGGACGTGCTGGGCCGTGAACCCGGCGAGCCGCTGCTGAGTCCGCTCGTGCCGAACGAGACGCCGGAGCAGGCGCTCACCCGGTTCGACAAGCTACGCCGCTCGGTCGGCTCCTACGCCTGGGCCGCGCTCTACCAGCAGTCGCCGTCACCGGCCAAGGGCGCGATCTTCTCCACCGAGTGGTGGCGCTTCTGGTCGACCGACCCGGCGCACGTCGCCGGCGACGGGAAGACGATCCTGCTCGACCGCGACCGGCTGCGCGATGGCCGCCTCATCGACTCCTGGGATGCGACGTTCAAGGGCACCGACTCCAGCGACTATGTGGTCGGGCAGCGCTGGGCGAGATGCGCCGCCGACTTCTTCCTGCTGGAGCAGTCGCGTGCGCGCCGGTCGTTCACCGAGACGCTGGAGGAGCAGCGCGCATTCTTCGGTCGCGGCATCGGCGCCGAGCTGACCAGGCAGCATCTGGTGGAGGACAAAGCGAACGGCCCCGCCATCATGGACGTGCTGCGCCGCGAGGTGCCCGGCCTGAAGCCGGTCGAGCCGCGAGGGACGAAAGAGGCACGCGCCCGCGCCATCACGCCGCCGATCGAGTCGGGCAACGTCTTCCTGCCCGACCCTCGGATGCCCGGCTTCGAATGGGTGCGCGAACTGATGGACGAGGCGCGCACCTTCCCGAACGGCGAGCATGACGACCAGGTGGATGCAATGAGCCAGGCGCTCGATCACCTCCTCGAAGCGTCGCCCGTCGTCGTGCACATGCCGAACGCCGTCGCTGCCGCGCAGGCGCGTCGCGGCCCCGCCTCCTTCCGCGCTGCTCTCGGCGGGCGCTGACCTGCTATCCTGCTCCTCATGGTGAAGCCTGAAGACGTGAGACCCTCCTCCGATCAGATACGAGCGTGGGGCTTCTACGGTCTCCCCCGCAGTGCCGCTCAGGCCGTGGGGACGAAGGCTCCGCCGCAGGCGGTCGGCGAGGTGCGATACGTCGTCGGCTGGATGGCCGATCAGATGGTGCGCATGGGCTGGCGCATCACCCTCGACGGCAACGAGTCCTGGCGCATCACGACCCCCGACGGGACGACCGTCGTCTCGGATGCCGACGCCGAGGATGCCGACGAGGAGACGCACCCTGTCAACGCCTCGCGTCGCCTCCTCGAATCGGTCGGCTGGAACGACGCCACCGTGCGCCAGGTGACAACGAACCTGTTCGTCGCGGGCGAGCTGCACTACCTGTTCGAAGACGACCGCTGGCAGGTGGCGAGCGTCATCGACCCGAAGATCGACAAGCGCATCAACGGTTCCACGCTCTGGATACGCGGCATCTGGCCGCATCCCGCCGATCCCGAATCCCCTGACGCGCCGCTGTTCGCCGTGCTCGGCGTGCTCGACGACATGCTCTGGCTGACCCGCCTCTCCCGCTCCCAGTCCGCGAACCGCGTCGCGATGCGCGGCATCATCGGGATCAGCGATCAGATGACGATGGCGGGCGGCGGCACCGCCGAGCAGTTCTGGAGCGACTTCCAGGCGTCGCTGTCTCGCGCGATGGACGACCCCGACGACGTGGCCCCGGTCGGCCTGCGCGGCCCGGCGACCGCCGTCGAGCCAAAGGGGGCGGGCATGGCCGGGCTGTCATGGCTCATCCCGAACTTCCCCTACGACGAGCGCATCGACTCGCGCATGGAGAAGATGATCCAGCGTCTGGCCTACGGCCTGCCGATCCCGCCCGAGATTCTGCTCGGCATGCAGGCCCAGTCACGAGCGACCGCGTTCCAGGTCGAGGCGAACAGCTACCGCGCCCACGTCGAACCGGCAGCGTGGACCGTTGCCCAGGTGCCCGAGGATGCGCTCTCCGTCTTCCTCCCCGACGGCCTCGGCACGGTGCGCGTCATCCCCGACCCCGCCGCCATCCTCGCGCGGAAGGCCACCGTAGAGGACACGTTCAACGCCTTCGATCGCGGCGCGATCACGTTCGGCTACCTGCGCGACGTGCTCGGCATCCCCGAGTCCGCCGAGCCGAGCGACGAGGAGCTGGAGCAGATTCTCACCATCCTCGGCAAGAAGGTGACCGTGGACGGCACGAGCACCGACCCGGCCAGCGTCGCCGCCGGCGAAGGCATCACCGCCGCCGCGTCGATGCCGCCCGAGGAGATCGCCGCACCGCCCGCGCGCGACGCATCCGACGACGACGAGTGGCTGGCGACGAAGCTCGCGGCGATCGACGAGCAGCTGCTGTTCGAACTCAGCGGCGCGAGCGAGCAGGCCGTCGTGAAGGCGCGCGAGCGCATCGGCGCCGCCATCCGCAGCGACGCCAAGATGCGCGGCCAGGTGCCGAGCAACATCACGAACGACGAGCTGGCCGTCCAGGTCGGCCCCGGCGCACTCGCCGACCTCGGCATCGACGCGGCGAAGATCATCCCCGCCGCGCTCGCCGCGACCCTGCGCTGGTGGCGCACCCGGCTGGCCCGCGCGCAGAGCGACATCGTGGAGATGCTCGCCGGCGGCGACGTCACGCTGGAGTTCTCCCCGAACAGCGCCACCCAGGCGGAGAGCGAGCTGGACCGCGTGCTCACCGCTGCGGTCTTCGACGACAACGCGCTGAACGCCGACGCACTGCGCGGCGTGCTCGCGATCGCAGGAGGCTGACGTCATGGCCGGTCTCGCTCAGGGGACGCTCGTTCAGCAGGCGCTGGCCGCCGAGGGAATCCGCCTCGCAGGCTGGCGCTGGCAGTGGCACCCAGGAGCCAAGGGCCAGTCGTTCGAACCGCACCTGGCGCGCGACGGCGTGAACGTCTGGAACCCCGACGGCTTCGTCGGCGACAACCCCGGCGAGTGGGGAGCGCTGCCCTGGGACGGGCGTAGCGTGAACTCCAAGTACTGCTTCTGCTCCGCACGCATGCTGTTGCGCGGAGCCGACGGGCGCTTCCTGCCCACCCTCACAGTAGATCGAGAAGGAGAAGTCTGAGATGGCAGAAACAGACGTGGCCGTGCGCTACGACTCGAAGACAATGCGGCTGGTCACCAGCGGCGAGAAGGCCGGCCTGTTCGACAAGAGCGGTCTCGTGAAGACCCTGAGCGTCGTCGTCGAGGCGACCGCGCCAGGCCGCATGCCCACATTGGAGGACGAGAACGGCGCCGTCGTCACGCTCGGCCTCACGGGCAAGCCCTGCTCCTGCACCGGCGCACCCTGGAACCTCGGCGGCAACGACCTGCGAACCAAGCTCGCCTGATGCTGTTCGACGTCCTCCTGATCGCGTTCGCCGTGCTCTACGCGTGGGCACTCGCCGCGTTCCTGCATACGCCGGTCATCCGCCCGGTTCAGCGCTGGCTTCGTCGAGGCTGGCGGCGCGCGCTGGTCGGCTGCCCGTGGTGCTTCGGCTTCTGGGTATCGCTCGTGTTCACGATCGCGCTGCACGCCACCCAGCACCGCCTCGACTGGGTGGCGACGCCGCTCACCGTCCTGGCCGCCGCCGCGCTCGCTGCGCTCGCCGGGTCGTTCACGCAGGGGATCGAAGACGAGGACGCGGCATGAGAGAGCCACGACCTGCACCCAGCCCGCAGGCGGTCATCGCCGAGCAGCGCGGGCGCATCGCCGAGATCAACCGGATGCTGCGAACCGACATCGGCGACCAGGCCGCGGCGGGCCTGCGCGAATCGCGTGGCGACGCCGAGAAGATCATCGCCGACACCGAGGAGGCGATGCGGCGCTGATGCGCCAGCGGGGGTATGCCCGAGCGGCTTAGGGGCCGGCCTGCAAAGCCGGTTAGGCGGGTTCAACTCCCGCTACCCCCTCGTGATCCGAGAAGACCTGCGTGACATGTCGGCCTACGACGGCGAGCACTCGCCCTACGAGGTCGAGGTCGTCGTGGAAGAGCAGGACGACGACGGGAACGCCGTCGCGGTCTACTCGGAGCGCCAGCTTCGGTGCGGGTGCACGCACTCGCTGGAGCACGACTGGCCGCACAAGTGATTGCAGTTGCAACGACTCTGCAACTACAATCGCGACCATGATCACTGCAAAGAGTCTCCTCGCCGCGATCGACGCCAAGCGCGCCGACGCCGGCCTCACCTACAAGGACGTTGCCGAGTCCATCGGCTTCCACTCCGCTCTCTTCACCCGGCTGAAGGGCGACCTCCTCCCCTCCCAGACGAACATCGACGCGCTGGTCGAGTGGCTCGGCGACGACTACTCGGCCAACTGCTCCGCCTGCGACGAGGCCGCCGCCCTGGCCGCCGACGGCGAGAAGACCCTCTGGCCCTTCGAGGTCGGCGACCGTGTGCGAGACGCGAGTGGGCGTGTCGGCGCCGTCACGAAGGCAACCTACACGCATAGCACGGACGCCTACACCATGACGGTGAAGCTGGACGACGGCACGGTCGAGACCTTCGCCGAGCAGGACATCGAGCACGACGACATCAACATCGCCGCCGAGGCGACCAACGAGGCACCCGCGGGTGCGCCGGTCTTCGCGATCAACGCCGTGCGCGCGCACCTCTCCGAGACCGAAGACCCCGAGACGAAGGCCGCCGTGTCACGGGTGCGCGAACTGCTCGCCGAGGGCGCTGTCGGCGTCTCGGTGCTGCTGGATATCCACCCCGACGACGCCGCGATCATCGGGAAGGCCGAGGAGAACTGGGCCGCCCAGCAGGGCGAGGACATGAAGCCGATCCAGGAGTTCCTGCCGACGCTCGACTGGAAGCCGCGCCAGCGTGTGCGGCACACCGCGATCGTCGACACGCCCGCCTTCTCTGACGCTCGCCTGGCGATCGGCGAGGATGGCTCGCTCACGGGCGCGGTCACCTTCGAGGGTATCTACACGGGCGATGTGCGCTACAGTGCCGACCCCGAGATGATCGACCTCGCGGCCTCGCGCGTGCCGTCGCCGATCATCTGGGACCGCGCCGACGGCGACCACTCGGGCATGACCGTGGGATACATCGAGGAATTCGCCCGCGTGCCCGTCGAGGGTGAAGTCGCGGGCCGTCCCATCCTCGACGACGAGGCGATCACCGCATCGCTCGCGCCACTGTCGATGCCCGCCGACTACTTCGCCACGTCGATGCCGACCGGCCCCGAGCCGCTGCGTATCAGCCAGCCGGACGAGAAGGGATTCCGCACCATCCGCGGCCTGGCGGCGTCCAAGGGCGTCTGCCACCGTTCCGCGATGGCGTGCTTCACGTTCCCCGACGACCCCGACCCGAAGCTCAGCCACTTCCACACCGGCACCCTGCTGCGTCTCGACAACGGGAAGGATATCCGCGTCGGCGCCGTGACGTTCGGCGGCCACCACCTCGACCCCGCGCTGGCCAAGGAGGGCGTGAAGATCGACCAGGCGAACAACTACCGCGACAACGCCTCGACGGTGTTCGCGCTGGTGCGCGCCTGGCCGACCCGCTTCGGCCTGATGATCGCCGGAGTGGTGCCGCCCGACGTGAGCGAGGCGCAGGTAACGCGTGCTCTGGCCTGCGCTCCGAGCGTCGAGCTCTGGCCGCGCAACGGCGACGGGAAGCGCACGCTGATGGGGATTCACATCGTGCCGCGTCCGGCGTGGCCGGTGATGGCATCCGTCGGCAGCACCACCGTGGCCGTCAGCGACGAGGCGATCACGCTCGAAGCGGAGATCGAGGAGGAGACGGGCGAGCCGAACGACGGCATGCCCGTGCTGGAGGCGTTCGACCTGAGCGAGATCACCGACGCGATCGCCCTGCTGAGCGCGAAGCTCGACGCGCTCAGCGAGACCGCATCGACCATCCTCGCGCTGACGCCGATTCCCGACGACATCGACGACCTTCTCGCGGAAGACGATCCGGCGTGATAACCTTTCCGTGATTTGGGCCGACCGCCCAGATAGCCCCGGTGAAGCCGAACAGCTTCGCCGGGGCTTTTCCGTTTTCTCCCAGGAGGAAGTCACATGTTCACCATTGAGGACGCCCAGGCGGCCCTGGCGGCGGTCGGCACCGAGTCGGCCCCGACCGTCGAAGTGCTGGAGCAGGCGCGGGACGCCTTCGTCAGCGCTGCACGCACCGCGAAGGACGCCGGCGACAAGCAGGCTCTCGCATCCATGCTGGAGGCCATCAAGGTCACCCGCTCCGCCATCGACGAGGCGCAGGCCAAGCTGGCCGCCGAGCGCGAGGAGCTCGAAGCGCTCACCGCCGACATTCCCGAGCTGCGCGACGAGGCACCCGCCGCCGACGCTGCCGCTGCCGTGGTCGACGACCCGGCCCCCGCCATGCTCTCGGTCTCCGAGGCCGTGGCCCGCCTGGGCCTGGCGACGCCGGGCAAGAAGCGCGAGGAGGTCGCCGTGGTGACCGAGCCGCGTCAGAAGCTCGTGCTCGCCGGTCAGGAGCGTTCCGACGCTTCCTGGGCGGACCTGGGCAACGCCTTCTCCAAGCAGACCTCCTCGATGATGCGCGACGGTCGCACGGTTCTGATGAGCGTGCAGACCGATTTCGCGAATCGTCTTACCGGTCGCACCGGCGAGAACACGCGACTCCTCGACGACCTCGCTCGCCGCGCGGGTGAGGAAGCAGTCGTCGCCGCCGGCGGTTGCTGCACGATCGCCGAGCCGATCCGCGACATTCCGATGCTCGCGTCCACGGCCCGCCCGATCGCGGACGCGCTGCCCACCGTCGGCGCCTCGGCTGGCGCGGTCACCTTCTACCCGCCCGTGTGTCTCCCCCAGGGTGGCATCGCGACGTGGACCTGCGTGCAGGATGCCGCGGTCGACCCCGCGAACCCCGCCACCTGGAAGCAGTGCGAGCACATCGAGTGCGCCGAGCCGCTCACCGAGACGGTCGAGGCGATCTACAAGTGCCTCACCATCGGGAACTTCCAGCAGAAGTTCTCGCCAGAGCGCTGGGACGCCATCCTCGCGGCCACGTCGGCAGCGCAGGCTCGCCTGGCCGAGCAGACGCTGTTCAACAAGATTGCGAACAGCGCCAACGTCACCGACCACACGGTCACCGACACCGGCTCGGTCTACGCGACCACGCTGCGCTCGCTCCTGCTGGCATGGGCGACCATCCGGCAGAACCAGCGCTACGAGGGTCGCCGCGCCCGTACCATCCTCCCCTCCTGGGTGGAGGATGCCGCCGCAATGGACATGATCACCCGCGCTGCCGAGCGAGGCCGTCAGGCCGAGCAGGACTCGCTGGAGACCCGCCTCGCGGCTGCCGGGATCGACGTCATCTGGTCGCCGGACATCAACCCGATCGAGCCTGCCGGTCAGGTCAACGGCCCGCTGACGAACTTCCCCGCGACGTTCGACGCCGTGCTGTTCGTCGACGGTGGCGTCTTCCGTCTCGACGGCGGCGAGCTCAACATGGGAACGGATATCCGTGACCACGACCTCAACCGCCAGAACAACGTCGCGGCCTTCGCCGAGACGTTCGAGACCGCGGTCGTTCGCTCCTGCGACTCGAAGCACCTCACCATCCCGGTGAGCATCTGCGGCGTGAACAGCTGCCCGACCGTTCCCGCACCGTAAGCCCGAGACGCGAGAGGAGACCCGCTGATGGTCGTCAACACCCAGCCTGAAACCGCTGTGATCCCCAGCGGGTCTCCCGTGCGCCCGCGCGGCATCCTGGCGCTTGCCCAGCCTGCACCCGATGGGTGGGAACTGGGCGGCATCACGGTGCAGGTGCAGTGCCCCTCCCCGATCATCCGGGACAAGTGCATCATCATCGCCGCCCCCGGCGATGTGCCCGGCCGCCCCACCTCGGCCACCTTCCCGCCCTTCCTCGTCGAGCAGGGGTCGGGATGCTCGACGATCTCGGGCGGTAGCCGGGAGGACCAGGCGCGCGACGCTCTGAGCCAGTCCACCGACTACGCTCTCGGCCTCACACTGCGCACCGGCGAAGCGAACGGCGGCGACGCTCCGGCGCTCAACGACGCGACCAGCCTCGGCCAGTTCGCGAACGCGGTCGCTGCTGTGGCGGCGCTCGAATGCGCAGCGGCAGCGGCAGGCAAGGGACAGGAGTACGTGCTCCATGCATCCGTCGGCGCCGCCGCCTACCTCGTCGATGCTGGCCTGATCGACAGCGCGGGACGCTCGCCGTCCGGCGCGATCTGGATCATCTCGGCGGGCTACGAATGCGACGACGACACGACGCATCGCCGCATCTGGGCGACCGGTCGCGTCTGGGCAGGCGCCGGCGCGATCGAGGTTCACGAGTCGGTCGCCCGTCGACTGAACAACCGCGAGGCGTGGGCCGTGCGCCCGCTCATCGTCGGATTCAACCCCTGCATCAATCTCACCGCTGAGTTCGCGGTCACCGCGGCCTGAATCTAGGAGAACAATCATGTCCTGTGTTCCCATCCTCGGGCGGCTGAAGACTGCCGCCATCTTCCCTCTCGACGACTGCATGCGTCCGGTCTACGGGACGGGCGTCGGCTATGTCGATGACTGCTTCGCGGCCTTCTCGACCAGCGACAACATGGACGATGGCGAGTCGTTCACCCGTCGCTGCGCCGACGGGACGATCCTCTACCAGGAGGAGGGCGAGCAGTCGCTGACCAGCGTCGAGGTGAACCTCGACCTCAACGCCGAGCCGGCGGAAGAGTGGATGGCGCAAGTCGGCCTGGTCACCCCCGTTCTCAACGGCACCGAGACGATCGGTTGGACGCGCTGCACGAAGTCGAGCGCGAACCTCCTCGTCGTCGTCTGGCAGGAAGTGCTGGGCGCGGACGCCTGCGAGGAAGGAAGCACGGCCGGCGCCTGGCGTCTGCACATGTTCCCGCTGCGGAAGGCTCGCCTGACGCTGGAGGGCGACATCGGCGCCGAGGACGGCTACATTCGCATCACGGGCAACACCGCGCCCGAGGTGAACGTCGGTCGCGGCCCCATCCCGCTGCTGACCGGGACGCTCCCCGCAGACCCTGCGGTGTTCCCGTCCAACGACATGCTGGTATGCCATCACACGGCCCTCACGCACGGCGTTGCGGCACCGCCCGACGACTGCGGCGTGATCACTACGCAGGCACCGCTGGCGCAGGGTGCGACGGCAGGCGAGCCGGGAACGTTCACTCCGGCAGGCTTCCGCGCTCCGGCCTCGCTGACCGAGCTCCAGAATGCCACTCCCGCGATCGTCGCATCGCCGACCACCGCATGGACCGCCACGCAGTACGTCGTGCTGGGTGACGCCTCGCAGGCGAGCTGGAACGGCACGGCCTGGGTGGCTTTCCCGTAGCCCCGACCGAAGGGGGTTTCGGCGCGGGGCCGTTCGGTCATGGAACCTTCGGACACGGCCCCGCCTGAACCCTCATCGGTCAGGCGGGGCTGATCCATATCCCAGACAGGAGAACCTGCGATGCCGTTCAACGACAACCTTCCCGCGGAGAACACGAACCCGTGGTACGCGCCGATCACGACGGCGTGGGCCAACCTGAAGACGTTCGTAAACAGCCTGGAGACCGCGCTCGGGCTGAAGGCCGACACCTCCGACCTCGGCAGCGCCGCCTTCACGAGCGCCTCCTCCTTCGTGCCTGTCACTCGCACGGTGGCAGGCAAGACGCTGAGCGCCGACGTCACTCTCGCGAAGGCCGACGTGGGCCTCGGCGACGTCGACAACACGAGCGATGCGAACAAGCCCGTCTCCAGCTTCCAGCAGACCGCTCTCGACGGGAAGGTCCCGACGTCGCGCACGGTGGCGGGCTACGCGCTCACGGCTGACGTGCCGCGGGCAGGGCTGAACACCCGCGGCGTCGGTGAGGCGCTGTTCATTCCCACGGGCGCGACCGTGCCCGGCGATACGCCGGTGTACACGATCATCATCGAAGCGGTCTGACGCATGGCCGCGCCCACGCTTGTCACCCTGGCCAACGTGCCCGGCCAGGGTGATTCGTTCATCATCGATCCCGTCGCACTGGGACTCGGCCTGCAGAACGGCGACGTGCTGTTCTTCGCTGCCCGCTCGCAGGGTACGGCCGCCGCGGACATCACGCCGCCGACCGGCTTCCAGCGCGCGGGCACCACGGGCGCGTTCTCTCTCGGCGACCGGATGCTCGGCATCTGGTACAAGCCGATCCCCACCGCCTCCTCGGAACCCGCCACCTACACCGTCACCGGCATTTCTGGCGGCGGCAACTCGCGGATCATGGTCGAGGTGGGCGTGCTCCGTGGTGCGGACCTCGCCCACCTGAACGACGCGGGCGTGAAGTACATCGGCGTGACGACAGAGCCGATCCCTGGCGTCACGGCTACCGATGTTCCGTACACGGTGCTCGCCTTCTGGGGCGCAGAGTTCACCGCGGGCGTCTCGGTCGTCCCGTCGGCCACACCGTCCGGCTACACCGTGGAGCGCATCGCGCAGACCGCGGGCGGCACGACCCCGGCTGTCGTCGACAACTCGGTCACCACTGGCTCGCGCACGGGCGTCGTACTCGTCTCGAAGAAGGTCGAGTCAGGCTCCACGACCGTCCCCGACCTGCTCACCACCTGGGCGGGCACTCCGACGGCTATCCGCGGCGCCTCCTGGGTCGTCCGCGGCCTCACCGCGGCCCCGCCCATCGGCGTTCCCGTGAAGCTCGGCGACGGCACCGCAGCGCGCCTCTCATACCTGGATGGCGCCGGCGTCCGTCAAGCTCCCCTCCGGGCATCCATCTGGCTCCCCGGCTTCGCCGACGTCGCCGCGCTGCTCGCGAAGCCCGGCGCGACGATGGCGCACCGTGGCGGCTCGCTGAACTGGCCCGAGATGAGCCAGGCCGCCTATGATCGCTCGGTGTTCCGCGGGTACGGCATGCTCGAGTTCTCGTGCGGCTGGACGAGCGACCTCGTGCCCTTCGGCATGGGCGACCAGTACCTCGACCGGTACGCCGGCGTCACCGGCAGCGTCGATTCGACGACGATGACGTGGGCGACGCTCGCCTCGACCTACCAGAACGTGCTGCGACCCCTGGCACCAGGGGTCTACCAGCCGTTCTACCGGCTCGACGACTTCCTCGACAAGTACACGCCGCACCACGTCGTATCCGTCGATCCGAAGTACGGATGGGCGAACATTCCGAAGATCACCGCGATGCTCGACATCTGCGATGCACACGGCGGCCCCGACAAGATCGTGATCAAGTTCGACTCGCCCGTCACCGGCTTCGACCTGGTGAACGCGGCGAAGGCGCGCGGCTACACGACGATGAACTACTGGGGCACCGAGGGCGACAAGCTCACCACCGCCTACGGCACCGACAAGTGGGATTTGATCGGCGTCCGCTACGACGCCGATCAGACGACGGTCTACGACGTCGCGACCGCCATCGGCAAGCCGGTGTGGGCGGCGGTCATCCCTGACCAGGCGGGCTACGCCACGGCGGCGGCGCGCGGTGCCGACCTGATGATGTGCTCCAATGTGGCGGGCATCTCCCCCGTCGGCGCCGTCGGCTGAGCGGTATCCTCGGAGAGACGAAGGGACGACGCTCATGGCAATCTGCATCTGGCCGATCGACATCACCGAGTGCTGCGAGCAGGTGAACATCGACCCCGCCGACCCTCGTATCGCCGCGACGATCGCGCAGGCGTCGGAGATGATGACGCGCTGGTCGGGCTACGCCTACGGCGGATGCCGCACGGTGCGCCCACTGTCGCCGTGCGGCGAGTGTCGCTCGGGATGCTGCTCGAACGGCGACTGCATCGTTCTCCATGACGCCGCCGCGGTGACCGCCGTCCGCATGAGCGGCACCATCGTGCCGCCGGCGGACTACTACTACGACGCCGCGCGTGGCACGCTCTGCCATGTCACGCCCAGTCGGTGGCCGACCGCCGACCCCCGGCAGGAGGACGTCGGGACGTTGGAGGTCGATACGCTGATCGGCTCGCCGCCCGACGCCTGGGCGCTGAGCGTGGCGACGGCGCTCGCCTGCGAGATGCTGCGCTCGTGCATGGGCGATGACCAGTGCCGTCTTCCGGCGAACGCCACACAGGTCACGAACGCCGGGATCACGATCACGCTCAGCGACGACGAGATTCTGCACGCGCTCCCCGAGGTATCGCGCTGGGCGCTCACCATCAACCCGGCCCGCGCCACGATGCCAGGCCGCATCTTCTCACCCGAGGCGAACCGCGCTCGCGTCGTCGGCTCGGCGCGTCGGTGGCGAGCATGACCGCGCTCGGGATCGATGAGACGCTCCAGACGCTGCTCTCGTGCGTCTGCGCGAAGCTGACCGAACTCGGCGTGCCCGCCTGCTCCTGCTTCGCCACCGTCGGCAACCCCACCGAGTCGATCGGCCTCTGCTGCTCGTGCCCTTCGGGGACCGGCGAACTCCGCGCCTCGCTCACCCGCGTCTATCGCGGCGATCGCACGAACGGCGCCGACTCCTCGGTCGCCGCGAAGCCCTGCGCTCCGGTGAACTGGGTGGCCCAGTACTCTGTCGTGCTCAGTCGCTGCTTCCCCAAGCTGTCGACCAGCGGCAACCTGCCGACCGGCGAGAAGACGCAGGAGGCCGCCGCGGGCCTGCACGCCGACGTCGCGGCGATGATGCGCGCCATCCATTGCTGCGTGCTCGATGAGCCGGCCTACGTCGAGCAGGTGGCGATCGAGCAAGACCCGCAGGGCGGATGCTCGTACATCACGCTGAGCGTGCGCGCGCCCATCACCATCAAGGGCGCGAGCAACCTGCACCCGTGACCGACGTCGCCTGATAGGCGTATGATCTTGCTCATGACCGACGCCACGAAGACCCCCGCCAAGCCCGCCGACCGCCAGCCGAAGAAGCCCAGCGCCGCCCAGCTCAAGAAGCAGCAGGAGGCGATGGCCAACTTCCTGGCCGCGGGTCTCGACTTCACGCCGTTCACGATCGACGCGGGCGACGGCATCGAGTGGAAGTTCAAAGCCGACACGATGCCTTCTGACCTCGCTCGCCTGCGGAACGCGCTCGTGGCGATGGAGGATGCCGGGAGCGACGTCGACCTGCTGGCCGCCGCCTTCGACGCCGCCATCGAGGCGATCCACTCGCTGATGCTCGACAAGAAGCAGGTGCCCGAGTTCCCCCAGCCGACCTACGGAACTCAGGCCGTGATCTGGTTCCTGATGAACCTCATCTCAGGCAAGAACGGTTTTCCTACCGAAGCCTGATCTCCCTCTGGGAATCGATCGTTGCCAACTGGGGCAATCACGTATCGAAGTGGAATCAGGCGGGCCTGCGGTGGCGAGAATGGACCGCAGGCGAACTCCTCTGGGTGGTGCACCGCGAGAGCATCGCCTACCTGGCAGAGCACAATCCCCGCGGCATGCGGCGCTATCTCACCGACATGTGCGACTTCGCGACGCTCATCGAGTGGGATAAGCGCCAGATGCGAGACGGTGCATCTCGGAGCAGTTAGGCGTATCCTGGGGCGCATGGGCTACCGGATCATGAATGCAGAAGGCCGCCACCTCACGACGGTGGCCGTGGTGAATCGCGTCGTCGAGCACTATGTGCCCGAGGGCGGCTACATCGAGGAGGAGGGCACCGGAAAGGTGACCTTCCGACACGGCCCCGCGGTGCCCGCGCCCGCCGAGCCGGAGACCGTCGTCGATGCGCCGAAGGCCGCCGAGGCTCCGAAGGCGAAGACAGCACCGCGCAAGCGCAAGAAGAAGTAGCCCGTGGCCAAGGGGAAATTCGTCGTCAAGATGTACCCCTCGGGGCGCGTCGCCGCGGTGATCCGTCCCCAGGTCGAGCGGCGCGGACTCCTGCCGCGCGTGCGCGCCGTCGAGAGTGCAGCGAGGACGCTCGCGCCGAAGCGCACGGGCAGACTGGCGCGTTCCATCCGCACCCGAGCGCGTGGCGCGGGCGGTCGGTTCACGACGCTGGGCGGGACGACGATCGCCAGCTACGAGATCGTGGTCGCCGTCCCCTATGCGGCCTACGTCTCGGGCGGCACGAAGCCGCACATCATCCGCGTGCGCAACGCCCGCGTGCTGACTGACGGCGTGCGCTTCTTCGGCACGAGCGTGCGCCATCCCGGCACCCGCCCCAACAACTACCTGGAACGCGCGCTCAGGGTTGGTTTCCTTCGCGGCTGACCAGCCTCTGCGGTAGACTCCCCGTTAGCCCCGGTGAACCCGACGCGATACCTTCGAATCGCGCAGTTCACCGGGGCTTTCCAATGGCTCAGGAGGTGACCAGGTGGCCGCAAACGTCGTCGGCGAAGGCGTGCTTCAGGTCGCTGCCGAACTCGACAACGGCGAGCTGAGCCGTCTCGGTGCCGAAAGCGGGAAGGCTGGATCGAAGGCCGGCGGCCTGTTCGGCTCCTCCTTCGCCAAGGGCGTGACCGGTATCGGCATCGGCGCCGCGCTCGGCACGGTCTTCTCGAAGGCGATGGGTGCGATCTCCTCGTCGATCGGCGCTGCCGTGTCGCGCGTCGACACGCTGAACAACTTCCCGAAGGTGATGAGCAACCTCGGCTTCAGTGCCGAGGAGGCGGCAGCGTCCGTCCAGACGATGAGCTCGCGGCTATCCGGCCTGCCGACCGCCCTCGACACGATGACCAGCGCCACGCAGCGCCTGGCGGCGTCGCCGATGGTCGGCTCGCTCTCCGAGGCGACCGAGATCGCCCTCGCGATGAACAATGCCCTCCTGGCCGGTGGCGCGCCTCTCGACAACCAGGCCGCCGCGATGGAGCAGTACAGTCAGGCCGTCTCGCGCGGCACCTTCGAGCTGGAAGAGTGGCGCTCGCTGACCACCGCGATGCCAGGGCAGCTGAAGCAGGTGGCCTCCGCCATGCTCGGCGCGGGTGCATCCAGCACGGACCTCTACGACGCCCTGAAGTCGGGCGAGATCAGCATCCAGGATTTCAACGCTGCGCTGATCGACCTCGACAAGAACGGCACGGCAGGCTTCGCCTCGTTCTCGCAGCAGGCACTGAACGCGACGGGCGGAATCGGGACCGCGATCGCCAACATGAACACCGCGGTCACTCGCGGACTGGCGAACATCATCGCCCCGCTGGCCCCGCTGATCACGGGCGCGCTCGGCCTCATCACGCAGGGGATCAACGGCATCTCCGGCGCGATCGCGAGCGGCCTCGGCTCCCTCGACATCGCGGGGATCATCGCTCGCGGCATGGAATCCGGCTTCTCGCCGGCATCCATCGGCCTGAACATCATCACCGCGATAGCCGACGGCATCTCGACCGGCGCGCCCATGCTGGCCGCCGCGATCCCGAACGTCATCGCCGGGCTGATCGGCGCGCTGAATGCCGCCATTCCCGCCGTCGTGCACGCGGCTGTCGTGCTCGTGGGCGCGATCGTCACCGCCCTGCCGACGATCATCCCCGCGATCATCGAGGGCGCGCTCGCGCTCGTGCAGGCGATCTCGACGACCGTCATCACCGCGGTGCCGCAGTTGGTCTCGGCGATCACGTCGATGATCCCTGTCCTGATCACGACCCTGCTGGCGGCCATCCCGCAGCTGCTCACTGCCGGGCTTCAGCTTTTCCAGGCGCTGGTCACCGCGGCGCTGACCGCGCTCCCACAGATCATCCAGGCCGTCGTCACACTCCTGCCCCAACTCGCCACCGCGCTGATCACGTTCCTGCCGCAGATCGTACAGGCCGGCCTTCAGTTGTTCATGGGCCTGGTGCAGGGTGTGCTGACCGCGCTCCCGATCATCATCCAGGCACTGCTCGAACTGCTTCCCCAGCTCGTGACATCGCTGCTCAGCATGCTGCCGACCATCCTGGAATCCGCGCTTCAGCTCTTCCTCGGCATCATGTCCGGCCTGCTCGAAGCGATCCCGCAGATTCTCACGACGCTACTGGAGATGCTGCCCCAGCTACTGGAGACGCTGCTCGGGATGATCCCGACGCTGATCGATACGGCGCTGACGATGTTCCTCTCCCTCGTGACCGCGTTCACCGAGGCGCTGCCGAAGATTCTCACGACCGTGGTCGAGATGCTGCCCAAGCTTGTGACCACGCTCGTGAACATGATCCCGCAGTTGATCTCGACGGGAATCGACCTGTTCCTCTCGATCGTGACCGCGCTCCTGAAGGCGATCCCGCAGATTCTCTCGGCGCTGCTCGGCATGCTCCCCCAGCTTCTGTCGACGCTGCTCGGGATGATCCCGACGCTGATCGGTGCCGCCATCCAACTGTTTATCGGCATCGTGACCGGCCTCGGCCAGGCCGTGCCGCAGATCGTGCAGGCGCTTGTGCAGCTTGCGCCCGTCATGGTCAACGCCCTGATGCAGATCGTTCCGCAGCTCGTGAACGCCGGCGTGAACCTCATCGGCGGCCTGCTCGACGGCATCTGGCGAGCGGCATCGAAGGTGGGCGCGGCGCTGCTACGGATCGCCCAGAACGCCGTCGGCGACTTCCTGAGCTTCTTCGGCATCGCCTCCCCGTCGCGCCTCATGCGCGGCTTCGGCCAGAACATCGGCCAGGGACTGGCGCTCGGCATCCTCGACGAGCGCGCAGGTGTGGATGCCGCGATGGGCAACCTCGTGCCCGACCTGCGCTCGATCCCCGGCCTGAACGGCGGCTTCGGCGCGGCTCCGCTCGCGGGCCTGGGTGGCCAGACTGCGGCGGTGGGGCCGTCGATCTCGGCGAGCTTCGCGCTGTCGGGATCGGACCCGCGCCGGGTGGCGACCGAGGTCTACGACAAGCTGGCGGAGATGGTGGGCTGACATGTTCCAGGGACGACTGCTCGTGGGCGGCCAGGTGCTGGTCGACAACGCGCTCACGTATGAGCGGATGGAGAAGAGCGGATGCCCGGCGGGCCTCTTCCGTCAGCCGGAGTGCCCGACCGCGATCGACCTCTCCGGCCAGGTCGCGCCGTGGAACGACCCCGCCAACCCTGACCTGTCGGAGCGCTTTCACGGCTTCTACGTGTGGGATATCCGCGGGCTGAGCGACACCTTCCGATCCACCCAGATGATCGAAGGCGTGACCGACGGCGCCGATATCGGACGCACCCGACGCACCGCTCGGACGGTGCGCGTCACCGGCTCCCTGTTCGCGCAGGGCCGCGACGCTCTCGACTACGGCAATGCCTGGCTGAGTGCCGTGCTCGACGGCGACCGCTGCGGGCAGCACGGCGCGCGCTGCGGCGTGACCGATTTCGAGTACCTCACCGAATGCCCGCCGGCGCGCGGGACCGTCGGCGAGTACACCGACTGGGCCGAGTCTGGCCGGAACTACGTGAAGACGCCGCGCATGACAACGGCGACGAACTGGGTCACGACCCCCCTCGCTAATACGCCGGGACCGAGCGGCATCCGTCTTGATCGCGCCGCCGGTGCAGAGAACGCGACAGATATCCAGGCGCTCACCTTCACCTCGCATCAGCGGGCGGCGAACACGCCCTACTTCGGGCAGATCGTCGTACAGGTGCCGACCGGGTACCCCGCACAGCTGGCGAAGATCGAACTCGCGGCTGATTCCATCATCTATGAATCGGTGCCCGTACTCGTCAATCCCGGCGAGTCGCGGACGCTCACCGCATACATGCCACCTGGTGTCGGGGGGACCAACATCCTTCTGCTGGCGACCGTCATCTCTCCGACCCCCGCCGACACGACGAAAGCTCGGCGGGTCATTCTGCGAAACGCTATCGTGCAGAAGGCCGAGTCGGGCTACTTCGACGGCAGTATGCCCGCGACCGACCTCGCGCGCTACTCGTGGGCCGGGACTGCCGACAACTCCGAGTCGATCCGCGAGACGCGCGCGATCGTCAATCGCCCGCGCACGGATGCCGAGTACGCCGAGCTGATCCAGCCGCTGCGCCGCTTCCTGCACGACGTCGCGTGCACCTCTGGCCCGATCCAGACCGAGAAGCCGAGCGAGCGCGACGGCTGGTGGCGCATGGACCTGGAGTTCACCCTCACCGCTGGCGTGCCCTGGGTGTTCTCTGTGACGCGCGTCGTCGAACTCCCCATCACGCCGACGACCGTCATCCAGGACACGCCCTACAACCTCGCACCGTACCCGTCCGCCGAGCGCTCGACAGGGACCGTCGTCGTGGCGACCAACTACTCGACGAACCCCTCAGTGGAGACGAACGCGACAGGGTGGGGAGCGGGCACGGGCGGAACCTCGTGGACCTCAGCCAACATCACCCAGGGCCGCGTCACGGGCGAACTCGCCGCCGTCGGAACCTCCTCGTTCCGCTCGGTTCTCACTGTCCCCACGACCGGAACCGCGCCGACCAACACGGCGCTGCTCTACAACCAGCAGGAGATCGATCTCAGTGCACGGCCCGCGAACTCCCGCGTCTCGATCAACATGTGGTCGGCGAGCCTTCTCGCCGCAGGCGCGCCGACACGCGAGCCGCTGCGCTTCTATGCCTTCTGGCGGGCCACGGCGGGCGGCGCTGTCATCGGCGGCGCGGTCTTCCTCGGCACCGTGCCCGTGGATGGTGGCGCGCTGTCGGTCAGCGGCCTGGTGCCGCCAGCCGGGGCGAACTTCGTCCTCGTCCGCGCTCAGGTGCCGCTAACGTCGTTCACCGCGGGCGACGTCGTGCGCCTGTACTCTGATGCTCTGGCCGTCACGGTTCCCTAGGAGGAGATGATCTCATGAGCTACGACTTCTCCATCGCCGGGCAGTACTCCGGTCGACCCGCATACGATCTGTACTTCTACATTCGTCGCGACCAGACCGACGTCACGAACAACCGTTCCTCCTACGCCTGGGAACTGCGCGCCCGCAACCCTTCGGGGTCGAGCGCCACCTTCGCGCTCGACTGCTATAGCTGGGCCGTGAACGTCGGCGGCCAGGTCACGGGCGGATGCCACAACCTCGACTTCCGCGGTGGTCAGGCGTACATCGTGCTGGGCAGCGGGACCACGGGATGGTACGGTCACGCCGCCGACGGCACGCTGAACCTGCTCGTCGGAGCGAACCACGGCCCCGCTGGCGTCTTCGGCACCGCGCACCCGGCCGACCAGTACTTCCCGACCGACCGCATCCCGAAGCCGCCGGGCACACCCGCCACCCCCACGCTCGACAGCCGCACCACCACGTCGGTCTCCTGGAACTTCACCGGCGTGTCCGACACGGGCGGCTCGCCGATCACGAAGTACACGCATCAGATCGCGTCCGACTCCGGCTTCTCGTCGGTCATCGCCACCTTCGACGACAACAACCCGCCGGCGACGCGGACGGGCCTCGCGGGCGGTACGCCGTACTGGGTGCGCTATCGGGCAGAGAACGCGATGGGCGTCGGCCCGTGGTCTGCCGCGCTCCAGATCACCACGCTGAGCGGCCTCCCTGCTGCGCCCGTGATGTCGGCGCCGAGCAGCATCCTGTCGACGAGCATCAGCACTTCGTGGTCGGCACCCGACGACAACGGCTCACCCCTGGCGGAGTACCAGACCGAGCGCGCGACCAACTCCACCTTCACGACTGGCGTGGTCACCGTTTCGCGGAGTGTGCTCAACCGGTCCTACTCATGGACGGGCCTCACGAAGGCGACGCGCTACTACTTCCGCACACGCGCCCGTAACGGCAACGGCTGGGGGCCGTGGTCAAACGTCGTCAACGCGACCACCCTGGCGACGGTGCCGAGCACGCCGCCCAACCTCACGCTAGTCAGTCGCACCACGACATCGATCACCATCCGGCGCGGCACGCCTGCCGATGACGGCGGCTCGGCGATCACCTCCTACGAGTTCCAGCGCGCGACCAACACGGCCTTCACCACGGGGCTGAGCACCTGGTCGTCGTCGGCGACCGACCAGACCGCCTCGGGCCTCACGCCCGCGACGTCGTACTACTTCCGCTACCGCGCCGTGAATGCGGTCGGATCGTCGGCGTGGTCGGCGACCTTCACGGCGGACACGCTGCCCGCGACGCCGCCGGGGATGACCGTCACGCCGTCGATCGACGGTACCAGCGCGACGGTCACGCTCTCTCCGCCCGACGGCTCCTCGTCGGTCACCTCGTACCGCGTCGAGCGTCGCGTCGCCGGCACGACTACGCCCGTCACAACGCACAACACCACCACGTCTCCGCTGGTCGTCCAGCCGATGACGCCGGGCACGGTGTGGGAGTGGCGAGCCTCGGCGTTCATCGGCAGCTATCAGACGCCGTGGACCGCCTGGGTGACCCGCGCCCAGCCGAAGCCGAACACCTCGCCCGGCGACTACTTCGACGGCTCGACGCCGGCGCGTACCGATGTCAGCTTCGCCTGGCTCGGGACGGTCAACAACTCGGTGTCGGAGACTCGCGGCGTCGGTGTCGAGGGATGGCTTGCTGCCGGCGGTTCCGCCGCTGCACGTCCTCGACTTCAGCGCATCACTGGCGCGCGGTTCGGCACCTACGCCGCGCGAGCGATCGCGATCGCTGACACGACCGTCGACAACGGAATCACGCTCGGGATGGGTGATACGGCCCCGTATCGCGCCGCGGTGGCTGAAGGCGGTAACTACGTCGGATCGATGTATGTTCGCCCTTCGCGTCCGCAGCGGCTCATCGCCCAAATGTTCTGGTACGACGTCGGCGGGACCAATCTCGGCGGCGTCAGTGGGACGGCGATGCTCGTTTCGAGCACCACCTCGTGGACCCGCCTTACTGCTACAGGCGTAGCCCCAGTAGGTGCCGCCAGTGTACGCGTGCAGGTGCGCGATCTGACGGGAACAGGCTTCTCCCCCTGGCTGACGGGTGAATACCTCGACGGCGACGCGGTGATGGTCACGATCGGCAATCGCGAGTACTTCGACGGGTCGACGCCTGACGACGCCAACTGGGACTACTCCTGGCTCGGCACGCCGAACGCCAGCGTCTCGAAGGCAACCGCGCAAGACCCGGCAGCATTCGATCCCCTCGCAGACCCGAACTGCCCGCCGCCGCCTGCGCCGCCGCGCCCGCCGGCGATCGTCGACCCCTGCATCGCGGCTGGCGACCTCTGGCGCCGGTACTGGGCGATCATCCCCGACGAGGAGATTCCGACCTACCTCGACGCGGTGATCAGCTTCACCCTGACGACAGCGGAGTTCCCTGCCGAGCAGGTGCGCATCCGCGTGTGGGAGAACCCCGAGAACCTTCCGCCCGAAGAGTTCGCTGGGACGACGCCGCTCTCGGAGCAGATCATCTCCTACATGCCCGCCCACACCACGCTCACGATCGACGGCGTGGCGCAGCGAGTGACGGCATCCGTCGATGGCCAGGGCGAGATTCCCGCCGACCGACTTCTCTACGGTGCGAACGGTCTCCCCGCCTCGTGGCCGGTGCTCTCGTGCGGAGAGGATTACCTCGTCAGCTTCGACGTGCCTCTCGATGCACCCGACGGTAACCTGAGCATCGGAACCAGCCTGACTGAGAGGACGCTCTGAGATGGTCGACGAGACCGACTGCGTGACCGTGCACACGATCGCGATTCACGATCGCGGCGGAAAGCAGCGCGTGGCATCCCTCGTGAAGCTGGCGAGCATCCAGTGGTCACGGCAGCGGTCGGAGTTCACGCAGGCGACGGTCACCATCAGCGCCGCCAACTGCGAGAGCCAGGTATCCGAGCTCGACGCCATCGAGGCGGATCGGCACGAGCTCGTCGTCTTTCGCGGGAGCAACCGCGTCTGGGAAGGGCCGATCCGCGAGGTGCGCTGGCTGTCGAACCGCGTGGAGATCGTCGCCGACGACATCGGCGCCTACATCGACAACAGCATCTGCTCGAAGGCGTGGCCCGGCCCCGAGGGGGGCGGCCAGCCGTACATGACCGAGCGCGCCCGCGAGATCATCACCTACGAGCTTACGACGTCGTACCAGATGGACGTCGGCCTCACCGTGCCCCAGATGGTCACCGCCACCCGGTGGGAGCAGCAGACGCCGCCCGCGAACGTGCTTCCCTATCTCGACGTGCGCGCCTCGACGGGCGTCGGCGGCCTGCTCACCACCGCCGAGGTTGAGCCGTTCCAGATGATGGTCGGCGAGCACCTGCGCAACCTCGCGCGCGGCGGCCTCGACTTCACCGTCGTGGGCCGCTCTCTCGTGGTGTGGGACTCGGCGACGCCGCTCGGACAGGTGCGACCGCTGACCGAAGCGGACTTCGTGGGGGAGATCGCTGTCGTCGCGTCTGGCCGCGACCTGGCCGCGATCGCGCACATCGTCGCGCCCGCGGGCGGCGGCGAAGAGGACGCGCCTCCCGTCGTCGGCAACGCCGGAGCGCCGGATGCCTACTATGGCCCGTGGACTCGCCTTCTCACCCGCGAGGATGAGGGAGAGTCGGAGCATGAGCCTGACATTCGCGTGCTCAACACGCAGGCGCGACGCATGCTGGCGGGCCGCCTCCCCGTGCCCGTCGAAATCCGCGCCGACACGGGCCTGCGTCTCTCCTCTGACCTGACGATCGACGACCTGGTGCCAGGCGTCATCCTGCCCGTGCGCGCCGTTCTCAACACTCGCCCCGTCGCGCAGGATCAGGTGCTCGACAAGGTGACCGTGAACGAAACCGCCGACGGCGAGACGATCACCGTCGAGCTGTCCCCCGTCGGAACCGTGAGGGCGCTCTGATGGCCGTTCGCGACATGCAGACCTGGATGAAGGCCGTTCGCGCCGACATCGCCTCGATCCGGCGTTCGCTCGTGCGCCTCTCCCCGCTGCCCAACCGCCTCACGGGCACCGGCCAGCGCGTCACCGACCTGAACGAAGCGAAGGATGCGGGCTTCTACCACTTCGGGACGGGTGCCGCGAATGCGCCCATCGCAACGGGTATCGGCTCGGTCATCGTCTACACGGGAGGTGCGGGCGGCGGCGCCCGCCGTCAGGAAGCGCGACGCCTGCTCACCGACGGCACCACGCGCGACCTGCGCGTATGGTCTCGCGACTCGCTCGACGCCGGCGCGACCTGGAACGCCTGGGTGCTGGAGACATGAGCGCCAACGCGCCTCGGCGTACCGTCCGAAACGCCACGCTCTGGACGCTGGCGGGGTCGTTCGCGCTGATCGGGGTCATCATCGTCGTGAGCGCCTGGGGGCAGACTCCGAGGGGAGAGAGCATTATCGAGAACCCCGGCGCCCTCATCGGCGGCGTCATCGCTGGTCTCGGAACCTTGATGGGGGTCATCATGCCTGCGGTGCTGCGCGCCGAGCGCAACTCCGAGGAGCTGAAGGAGCAGGTGAAGAATGACCACAAGAAGGAGGACGGGACCCCCTTGCTGCTACGCGACGACCTGGATGACAAGCACGAGCAAGTGCTGCATCAGATCGCCCTCGTGACGCACACGCTGAAGACCGTCGAAGGTGGTCTAGCGCTGGCGATCGAGCTCAGTCGGGCGAACGCCGCCGATGTGCGCGGCATCCGTCACGACATTGGCCGACTCAACGACGACGTGCGCGAGAACACCCGTGAGACGCGCACCGTCTCCAGAGTGGCGACCGGTCTCGTGCAGACCGTCGGTACTCTGGAAGGAGAGGTCGCCAAGGTGAAAGCCACTATCGATAAGCATCATCCGAAGGAGTCGAACTCATGACCACTCCCGCGAACGGCCACGCCGTTCCTGACATCTGGTACAAGGGGCAGCGTGTTCTGCGCTCCATCGTCGCCGCGCTCGTCGTGCTGCTGCCGATCCTCAACTCCGCCGCGATGGTGCTCGCCAGCTACCTGCACGAGCAGACGCACGTCACCCTGCCGCCCGTTGTATTCATCTGGCTGAACGGCATCGTCGCGGTGACGGCGGTGATCATCGGCGCCGCCAGTCGGGTGATGGCGATTCCCGCGGTGAATGCCTGGCTGACTCGCTGGCTGAACCTCGGATCGGTGCCGAAGGATGCCATCGCGGTCGAAGAGGACGTGAGCACGGGCACGGTCGCCACCTACGTGCTCCCCGATCCGAAGGCGGCGAACGATGGCTGACGCGACGCTCACCGATGACGACCGCGCCATTATCCGCGAGGCGCTGCTCGCAGAGCGCGACGAGGGCGTGCTCATCCCGCTGATCCCGATGGACGTCGACCTCGACGGTGACGGGATCGTCGATGCGTTCGGCCTCGACGAGGACGACCAGGTGATCATCGTCTCCGGCGTCTCGCTGGAACACACGGTCTACGTCTCCGAGGGCGACGACGCGATCGCGCACGAAGGGCGCACCGATGGCTGACTGGGTGTTCCGCGATGGGCAGCGCCTGACGGCGTGGATGCTCTACCAGATCAACCGCCTGGATGCGATGATGTACTCGCTTTTCGGCGTGCACGTCATCGTCTCCTCGGGACTGCGCACATACGCCGAGCAGGTGGCGATCTTCCTCGACCGCTACGTCACCGCGGGGAACGTGCGAGGCCGGAAGGTCTACGACACGCGCGTGTGGAACGGCGTGCGGTACTACCGCATTTCGGCGGCGGGCACGGTGGCGGTTCCTGGCACTTCCAACCATGAGGTGCAGGGCAACGACGGCGCCGCCGATCTGCGAGACACGGGCCGCGATGCGGGCATCGCCAGCGGCGGCAATGCGCGCGCGAACTGGCTCCGCGCTCACGCTCACGAGTTCGGGATGGTGGCCGAGGGCTACAACTTCCGCGAGCCGTGGCACTACAAGTTCCTCGACATCTTCAGGACTCCCCCCGGCGCACCCGCCGGCGGCGGAGCGACGACCCCAGCACGCAAGGAGAACGACATGTCCATCCTGTTCAACGCGAACGGCAACATCTACACGCTGAGCTTCGGTCAGATCAAACTGGAGACCGATCCCAAGTTCGTCGGGAAGGCTCGCGCCGCGGGTGAGGTGCAGGTCGACGGCGTGGGAACCACCGCGCAGCAGAACGAGCAGTTCGTCCAGTGGCTCGACCACTTCGGCATCCCTCGGGCAATCGACGGCGTGCGGATGCTCGACGAGCGCGGCTGGGTGCTGAACCCCGAGACGGGCATCCACGAGTACGGCGGAATGTGGAGCTGGGAGCGGGCGAACCGCGCTCTCATGAGGGCGCTCGCGACGCCGAAGGCTCCTGCCCCGACGCCCAAGGGCAAGTAGGCCGCACAGACAGAAGCCCCGCGCCTGGTCGTCACCCTGGGCGCGGGGCTTCTCTGCGTTCTCAGGCGTGATGCGGAACGTCCGCCGCGACACGCTCGGCGGCCTCCTCGGCGTAGTACGCGGCGGCCTGGTTCAGCACCGCCTGCGGCGAAAATCCCGCGGCGACGACCGCATGCAAGATGTCGGTGATCACGGTCGCCGCGTTCTCGTCGAAGCTGTCGCGGTAGTCGAACAGTTCGACGGCGAGCGAGCCGCGGTCCACCTGGTACTCCCCGTCGACGACGCCACTCGGGCGCGACGTCGAGCGGATGGCGTTGAGGCAGGTCGCAAGGTCCATCTTGTCCAGCGCGCGCATGCGCACACGCTGACCTCGCGACAGGCGACGGGTCTCGTCGCTCATGAACTCCTCGGTGGCGGTGATCAGCGCGTGCGTCATCGTGCACCGCCAGCGACGAGGCTCGCTCCCCAGGGGCGGGCGTAGGTGTGCGGGCGGTGCTCGCGCGGACGCCGAAGGATCATCACGGCAAGGATGATCCAGCCGATGATCGGGATGCAGAGCAGGGCCAGGCCGATGATGCCGATCTTCGCGGCGGGCACGACCAGGGCGCGCCAGAGCCAGATCAGCGGGACGACCATCGTGTACTGGATCATCCAGGCCGGGATCAGCCAGAGCAAATGCAGGAAGCGGTAGGGGGACATCGGGGAAACTCCTTCGTGGGACGGGTGCTGACTTCCGGCGAGTCTACGTCACCTGATAGCTGACGCGCAAGCGCTGCTCAGAACGGGGCATCCGTCGCCGGGTCGCTCGATGCCCAGTAGATGCCCATCTTCCCGTCGATCTCGCCGGAGCCTACCGGGAAGTAGTGCACGCGCTCGCATTCGGCCACGGCTGGCGCTCCCTTGGCTCCTCCCGAGCGTTTCCCGCTATGGCGGGTCACGATGGCCAGATCGTCTCCCGACGCCGCAGACGGGCGCTGAGCGCTTTCTACGGCCATGAGCTGCGGAGCGTTCTCGGGCGCGATCCAGGAGCCGGACGCCGGCGGCGTGTTCATGTAGTGCCAGAGCGCGGTCGCCATCGCGAGCGAATCCCACGCGCTGCCCTTCAGGTCGTGATTGCACCGCGAGCAGAGCAGGCCGAGCACCTCGCCCGTCTTGTGATCATGGTCGACCGCCAGGCGCTTGCTCTTCGGCCTCGCCCGGCAGATCGCGCACTTGCCGCCCTGGCGCTTCAGTAGCTGCTCGTACTGCTCGGCGGTCAGCCCGTAGGTCTTCTCGATGCTGGCGGCGTGGCTCTTCGCCGAGACGCACGCCCGGCACATCGTCGCGCCCTTGCCAAAGTCTTCGAGGTCACGAAACGACTGGCACCCGGCGCAGAACGCCGTGCCCTCGGGAGCCGCCGCCTGGATGGCCTTCGTCCGCTTAACGCGGAGATCGGGCGGGACCATCGCCAGGCGGCGGCGTGCCGCATCGA